GAAAAGGGTACTGTGGTGATTAAGAAGGCCGGCTTCAACTGCGAACCGTCCACCTCTGGTCTCCGTGCTGGGTGGTGCTTCGGCAACCTCAATGACGGTGGCAATGACGGTGTGGCTTGCCGCAACTCGAACAATTCGGTCGGGAACGCGAACTGGAACGGCTCTCTTGGCGCAACTGGTTACGAGCGGAATGTATATCCGAAAATCATTGCACCACAGCATCCTCGCTTATGTGCGAAAATTGCTTGAAACCGGCGGAGGTTGGTACTGAAAGGGAAGACCACCGATAGTAACCAGATGATATACAGAAAGAAGGTAGCAAAGTACGATCACGAGATGCAAACCAGCGGAGGTGAACATCGACTCCGCAGCATTCAATCTTCCTGCTACCGTTAAAGCATTCAAGGGCAAGTTGAAACGGAACGACTTCCAGCGCGAACTGGTTCATACTGGCCTTATAAAGAAAAGCGAGATTGCTTTTGAGCGGCTGGACAAGCACAATGACCGGCCTAAAACCAACGCAGCTATCGCCGCCTACAACGACTATCTCACATCCTGCATCAACGAGCGAAACCTTGGCCTGAAGCCGATTCGCTGCTTCCAGCGTGTTGACGGTCTTACGCAGAAGCTCCGTGACATCTGCCAAGAAAGCCCGAAACAGCAGGTCTTGGAGTACATCGCTGTTGAAGCGTTGATGCCCCTGTTCCGCGCCAAACTGCTCCCGGTTCAATACGGCAGTATCCCCGGACGTGGCCAAGTCCTCGGCAAACGGAAAATCGAACGCATCCTCCGCACAAAGCTGAAGTGCAATATTGCCGTGGCGAAAGGCGATGTCAAGAAGGCGTACCCCTCTGTCACCGTCGAATGCTCCATGACCCTGCTGAACCGCGACATCGGTAAGAATAAGCCGCTGCTGTGGTTTGTCGGCGCGTTGATGGAGAACTATCCGGGCGACCATCTCTGCATCGGAAGCTACCTCTCCACATGGCTGTTCAACTACGTCATGTCCTATGTCCTGCGGTACGCAATGAGCCTTGCTCAATGCCGCCGTGGAGTGCGAACTGCATACGTCAAAGCAATCGTCTGCTATGCGGACGATTTTTCTTTGTTCGGATTCTATTCGCAGCTCGTCAAGGTCATACGAAAATCGACCAAGTGGGCTAAGGACCACCTCGGCATCAACATCAAACCTGCGTGGCAGATTTACCGGCCAGACACGTTCGATAATGAGAAAGAGGTACACCGTGAGAGAGCCGCTGGCAGCCACCGGCGCACCGAAGGCGTGGACATGATGGGTTTTGTCATTCGCAGAACCTACACCATCATCCGAGGCCGCATTTTCCTACGCATCCGCAAGCAAGTCCTGCGAGCATGGAATGACATCAAGCGGTTCGGCTATCTGCCGTGGTGGAGAGCTTGCCGCATCACTGCCTACAAGGGCTGGGTGAAGTTCTCCGATAGTGTGAAGTTCGCCGCAGCATATCGCTTTTATCCGTTATTGAAGCTCGCTCGTCAGAGCGTTAGTACACATGGCCGAAAGGAGTATGTGAAAAATGAGCAAAGAATTCTACTCGTTGCAGCCTCTGGCTGTTGAGGTGCATCCTGTCAGCACTGGCACGGACATCATTCTGCGCCGCAACATCAAGGAATGCACCCTGACCAACACCGTCACCGATGACGACGGCAACTCCGTCGAGCAGGAGTCCTCTGCGTTCTCCTGCGAGGAGATGCAGTACCGCTATCGCGGTGAAGTGACCGCCGATGATGTGGCTGCCAAATTTGATTACTGGTGGGACATTGCCAGCGGCAAGACCCAGCAGGAGGCCGAAGACGATGATGCCAAGCGCAATGATGAGCCTACGCTGTCTGAGCGCGTCGAGGCACTGGAAGGTGCCTTTATGGAGTTTGTGGAGGTTGTTCTCAATGGCTAAGTTCTATGCTATGCAGATCAGGATGCACAAGATCACGATTGACGACGTGCCTGAGCGTTATCAGGCCGCTGTTAAAGCCCTTCTCAAAGCCGATGCGTAAGGGCGAGTATTACAGCCACGACCTGCTCGAAATGGCAGCCTACGGCATCCTCGGCCTCCAGCGCACCAAGGAGAACGAGGAGAAGGTGTTAAACCTCCATAATCACCTCATCTGGAAGTCGTATGAGCGCGGCAAGGATGATGTGACCGATGCCATCATGGACGAAGCAGAGCGTTTGGCCGAATCCGAAGAAAGCTCGCCGTTCGCTCTGCGGTGAGCCAGATACAGGAGGCTCAAGGTGAGTATTGTCACATTCAAGAGCGGCGATAAGACCGCCCTGACCGAGAACTTCACACGCAGCGAGTTCGCTTGCCCTTGTGGGTGCAACTCGCAAATGATCGAGCAGGAGCTTGCCGATAAGATTCAGGGCATCCGGGACAAGCTCGGCAAGAAAATCCGTATCACCAGCGGCTACCGCTGTGTCAGCCACAACGCCAGCAAGAAAGTCGGCGGCAGCAAGCAGAGCCGTCATCTGTACGGCATCGCTGCCGACTGGAGAACGGAAGACCGCTCCGTCAACCCTGTCTGTCTTGGCATTCTGGCCCAGAAAGCCGGGTTTGGCGGCATCGGCATCTACTGGCACAGCAGGGGAGCATTCGTACACACCGACACGCGGGGCGGCAAGGCCACATGGCTCTGCACCACGCCCGGACAGTACCCCAGTACCAGCTACAACGCATTTATCCTCCCGACCATCAAACAGGGGTGCTCTGGAGCTGCAAATCGCAGCGCGACCATCATGCTCCAGAAGCTCCTGAAGGTCAACGCTGACGGCATCTTTGGCTCTGGTACGACCAAGGCTCTGATGCTCGCCCAGCAGAAGCACGGCCTCGTGCCCGATGGCATCTGCGGTCCTAAGAGCTGGACCGCACTGTCTGGCGCAAGCAAGTATCTGTGAGAGGGGGTGATGCCGATGTGGGATTTCATCATCCAGTATTGGGCTGAGTGGGCGTTTGGGCTTCTCGGTACTGCTGTCATCGCGGTGGCCATCAAGTACAAAGCTCTGCTCGACGGCGTACTGGCGATTCTGCACGACCGCATTTATCAGGCTTGCCAGCATTATATCCAGCAGGGGTATATCGACATGGCTGGCCTGAAAAACCTCGAATACCTCTACCGAAGCTACCACGCTTTAGGCGGAAATGGAACCGGGACGGAGCTTTTCAACAGAGCCAAGGCCCTGCCTATTCACGATAACTGATTTGAGAAAGGAATAATACCATGAAGTACACCAACAAGATTACCGCCGCCACCATCGCTCGCACTGCCGCACTGCTGCTGGCTCTGGCAAACCAGATTCTCAGCGCATTCGGCAAGTCCCCGCTGCCCATCGAGAGCTCCACCGTGGAACAGTTGGTGACCACCGGCATCACCACTGTCACCGCCCTCATCAACTGGTGGTACAACAACAGCTTCACTCAGGCGGCAATGGAGGCAGACAAGACCTACGACCGCATGAAGCAGAACGGCTTCTGATGATTTGTTGATGCCGTCAAATCATCGACCATTTTGTTGACGTCAACAAAATCGACCATCCCGGTGGCTCCACCGCGATGGATGACCATTTTGCCGCACTCGGCATAATTGTATAGCAAGACCCCCTCTGACCTATATGGCCGGAGGGGGTCTTTTTTTGTTTATGCAGATTTCTTCGGATTCCAGATGGCATCACTCATCCAGATTTCCTCGCTCAACTTGTACAGCATGGCCTGACGCTCCATGATTGAGGTCTTGTTCCATTCTGGCCACGCCTTCAGCTTTTCGTTCGCCTTCGTGATGGCGTTGTTCTTGCCAACGTCCACCAGCTCCGGCAGGGATGATGTAAGGTACACTGTGGACTGCCTGTAATCCGCGCATTTGTCCTGATAGGTGCTATTGTGAATCGAGCGGTTGATAGTGCTTTCCAGCAGCGTGAGGTTGCCAAGGCGGTTTACGATGATGGAGAACTCGTCCTCATCTACGCCATACTGCGCCTTATCTGCACAGGTCTGCGGCATGATGTGCTCGATCTCGAACGACCAAGGAATGAGACGAGACAGCTCCTCGCTTGTCGGCTCATCGGTCATGCCGTTGCCTGTGCGGAGACCGTTCACATAGGCAGCGAGCTTTGCCATGATGAACTTGACTCTGTACTGCTGCATACTGTTCAGGCCGAGCCGCATGAAGTTTGCCTCGTTGTCCTCTTTCCACCGGCTAACTTCCGGCAGGACTGATGAGCCGATGAATGTGTCCAGCTCATCGGAGGTTTTGATACCCCTGATCTGCCCGCACCACTTCACGAAAATGCGCTCGATGTCGTTCGTTGTCACCCTGTTGATGACCGTGTAGTAAACGATGGACTCGACCAGAATCTCGAATCGGTCAAGCACCGCTGGCTCCATGTTCGAGGCCGCCAGCAGAAGCATCAAATGCAGACGGTATGATGTGCCCGCCAGCAGGGGGATGTTTTTCAGACTTCTAGTACCCCCCCCCCATGAATTTGCAGGTTTCTTGCAATTTGCATAGAATGAGGCCGAATCTTTCATGCCTTGGACGAATTTGAACGGAGCGGACGCATACGGACACTGTTTTTTGTTTGCTTTGAGCCATGCGAAGATACGGTCTTCACGGAGAACGCCGTTCGGCTCTTTTGAAACGTCGTACTTTGCCATGATGAAGTAGCGCAGGAAGCGCAGCGGCTTCTCGTCGATTCGTTCCAGCTCGTTGATGACCGACTTCCATTCGGTGTTCAGCGCAGCGAACTGGTTCGGCTGCACGTTTGTGAACAGCATATTCTTCAGCAGGTCGATAGGGTCAAGATTCTTGCCGCGCTCGTTGATTGTCTCGAACATTTTCAGCGCGTCCACCACGTTCTGCGTGTCGATACGCACGAAGCTTGACTTGTACAGCAGAAATGCCGCAAACGGACCGAAGGCTGTGATGTCGGCGAAGTTATCCCGCATGAACTGCTCAACGACTTCCGCCGCATCGAAAAGGCGGCCTCCTGTTTTTGAAACATCGCTCGGTCGAGGCTCGCCCTTTGCAATCAGCTCAAGGCAGTTTGTGACGTTCTGGTGCTGAAGCTCCAGCCGATACCGCGTGACAGGAACGCCGTACTGATTTAGGCTCGTTCCGCAGATGAGCTGGTCGATGGATGCTGTCGGGATGCCGTACTCCGCGTACAGCTTCTTCACGATGCAGAGGATGATGAAGAACGTGGTCAACCGCTGCTGTCCATCCACCAACTCGAAATCGCCATTGGCACTGCACGTTACGATTGTGCCGAGGAAGTACGCCTTGTTCTTGTCGCTTGTGTAGGCATCCAGCAGGTCCTCCATAAGCTGCTTGACCTGCGTTTTCTCCCAGACATACTCGCGCTGGTATTCCGGGATGACGTAGAAGGCACTGAACGCCGTATTGATGCTCTCATCGGTGTACCTGATATTGGTTTGCCCCATGATTTTGTTCCTCCAGTTTTGATTTCGTGATGCTCAAAACGGCGGGTCAACCGCGTCCATTGGACAGTCCGTGTGACGTCACGCGGACGCAGTGAACCAGCCGTAAAATCTGTAATTCCGAGGATTTTGGGTCAAATGTCACGCGGACGGTCACAGGGACGGTCACGCGGACAAAATTCGGACGCATTTTTTGACCCGAAATTTGACCCGACGAAAATGTTGCATTTTCTATGGATTTCTGTTGGAAAAATCCGTAGTTTCACGCATTTAGGGTCAAATGTCACGCGGACAGTCCAATGGAACGTCCGTGACCATAAAGAATAAGAGAAAAAGTATATTAGTTATATATGGTCAAATGAACTGGGTCAATCTGGTCAAATTGTTTTGCCGTCCGGCATCTTGAACGTGTAAACGAACTCCATCCCCAATGCCTTGGCAATCTGCTCCATCTCTATCCGGCTGAACGATTCGCGCTTCATGCGGGCGTTGAAGTTTGACTTGTTCATCCCGATCTTGTCTGCCAGCTCCGCCTGCGTCATGCCGGCATAGCTGAGTGCCACCTTGATAAGCTGCTCCGTTGTCATAGTATTCTCCTCTCTGGCGACCGCATGGCCGCCCTTTTTGTTTGCCTTCAGTATAAACGCCGGAGGTAACGAGGTCAACTGATTTCGCAAAAAAATCTGTAAAAACGTAGATTTTTCGGTTGACAAAAGCCCGCCACCTGTGCGAAGATATAAGTACAAAAACAACACACCTACGAAAGAAAACGGAGGAAAATGCTATGACTACTTACCGTGAACTGCTTGCCCGCCGCAACGAATTTGCCATCTACTCCCCTGAGTGGAAGGAAATCGGCGACCTCATCGACGCTTACGTCCGCGCTCAGATTCTCGCTGGTCACATGGAGTTCGCCAACATGATCGTCGGCGACTTGGGCGACATCGCCGAGTATGGTGCTTACGAGAACGACCCCGAATTCAAGAAGGAGTACGACGGCTACATCGAGTGGTTCCGCAACTGGAACTTCGACGAGTACGCCGATGAGCTTGAGAGCTTCATCGAGCAGTAACTACATACGACACGTTGAACGGAGGAACGGATATGAATAAAGCATACGTTGAGCAGATTCGCAACGGCCTGAGCACCACCGCGCTCTCTATGGATACCCAGTGGGCGATGATGCACAATCCCAAGCTGAACGATCAACAGCGGCTTTCCAGCGAGGCTTGCTATCAGGGCTTGATGCAGACTCTCTGCTTCATGGGCGGCGACTTGGTACGCGACCAGCACGGCAAGCACCGCGTCTTCCTTGCCGGTATGTCCAGCAGGGAAAATGACGAGTACACCTGCGAAGAATAAGAACAGAGCGCACCCGCCGAGTGTGGTAGGTGCGCTCATTTTCTTGTAAAAAAATACGTCAAATCGTAGATTTTCGCTTGTCAAATGAATGAACTTGTGCGATAATAAAGTTACCAAAACAACACCAAAAATCCACTGAGGAGGTAACTGCATGAAAATTCCGCACAGAGCGCGCTGGCCGCCCAAAACGGCTTGACCGCTCAACATCTAGGCAGGAGGTGTATCACACATGGAAGAAGTTGATATTATGACCGCCAAGCAACTGGATAGGTTGGCCGACTGGCTGAAAAGCAACGGCCACACGGCAGAGGAAGTTTTAGACTGCCTCAAGTACATAGCCCAAGACCGCGCACCCGCACCCAAGACCCCGGATAAAAAATAAGAGCCTAGACCCCCCGCACCTGACAAGAACGGAAGCCTAAGCTCTGGAAGCGACTAGGAGACCTGCCCTCCTAGTCCGCTTTTTAATTTTAACAAGGCCGGCAGGAGAAATCAAGAGGTTTACGATGAAAGTTAAGGAATACGTTGATTTTGCTCATTTTGAAAACGACCCGCACCGGCAGGACGTTGATCTCATCTGCATCGTCGGCAAGCCGAACGGCTATGTCTGCGCTGACTTCATCACCGACTGCCGCCGCTGGCAGACCGCGTTCCGCCGCTTCTTCAACGTCCTCGGCAGCGACCCCCGGTTTGAGGGCTGGGATTCCACCGTGTACGAGGCGATGCTCAACGGCGTGTGGAAGGACAAGGAGATTGTGGACGACAAGTACACCGGCGGCTGGTTCTGGGAAGTTGAGGACCTCGATGGCCGCTTCTACATCTGCCTGAATGTGCCGGGGGAGGTGAACGTCTGATGGCCCACAAAATGCCGTATTCGCTCGTTCTTGATGGCAAGACCATCTTTGAGAGCAACTACCTGCCATACATGAAACGGTATGCTGATGAGCAGCTTGAGGAGTTCAATGGCTTCTACGCTGAGATTCGTCGTTACCGCAAGGTTTACGTATTCCGCTTCTACAACACGAAGTGGTCCCGCTGAAAGGAGAGATTTACATGGCACTGTATGCCGTCTACTACCAGACCGGCGTTTCGCCCCTCGATGGCGAGCCGCTGTGCACCGTTTGCCTTATCACGCAGTCTGAGGCTGCCGCCATTGCCAAGGAGCAGGAGCTGACCAAGGCTGGCCTGACTGCATGGTACGACCAGATTCAGTAAGGAGATGATGCCCTATGACCAACCAGAACCCGATGACGCTGCCTGTGTACAGCGATCAGGCCATCAGCAGGATGTTCTGCGACTACGTTGATTCCACGAACTGCAAGGAGCGGCACACCGCCGCCGCAGTCCGTGACTACGACGTCTTCGCCGATTACGTCGAGAATGAGACCCGGAGCAGCAACACCGTCCAGAACGCCCTGCTCGAAAAGGCAATGGACTTTGCCGTGGAGTATGAGGAGAGCGGATTCATCGCCGGTTTCCGCTGGGCTGTTATGATGTTCCTGCATGGTGCGCCTGAGCCGCCAGCAGAAGCCCCAGAACGCGCCTCCGAGCCTCCGACAAGGAAACTCCAGCCCGAACCGGCAAAGCCCGCTCCTGCGTCCTCCGCGCCGCTTCTGCGCGATGTCGAGGATGACAGGTGCGTTGACAAGCCTGTTGCTGGCTGCATCACCACGAAGCAGATTGCCGAGCTGTTCAGCACCAGCAACTTCAAGGTTGTGCGGCGCATTGATGAGCGCATCATGCCGTACCTCGACAGCGAGACCCGGAAGAACTTCCAGCTCGTGCGCGGTTTCAACTCCCAGCACAAGAATACGACCTTCTACCGCCTGAACCGCACCGCCTGTGAGCTGTACCTCGAAGAAATCTCTAAGTACAAGAAGCTCGTGAACATCGCTGGTGGATGCGGCGCGATGCAGGAGCTTGTCGCCAAGGTCTTCCCGGGTAATTCTCGAAAAGTTCCCGGGTAAACTGGAAAGCTCCAGCAAATTTTCAACACGGCTGGAAAAATCGGTTGACAAATTGGAAAATTCCAGCTAGAATAAAGTTACAATCTATCAAACAACAGATTTTTGGAGGAAAAAAGTATGTTGAACGCCAATAACGCGCCCGCCTTTAACGCCAACGATGAGGCTTGCTTCATCCGTCTCCTCGACAGCCGTGAGCAGCAGCGTCGCCGTGCAGCCCGCCGTCAGCAGGATGCAGACCGCACCCGCCTGATCTCGGCCCTCAAGACCGTCGGCATCGCGGCTCTGGACCTCGCACTCGTCCTGTTCATCATCTGCACTGTTTTCTGAGAGGAGGAAGTTAGGTATGGCTGACGAGTATGTCGCGCTGCTCTCTGATGCTGATGCGCACCTGCTCAACGAGATGTCTAAAAAGCTCTCAGAAATGAGCAATCAGCTCGACCCTGTTGTCGATGCTTTGTGGGACAGAGCCAACGCCTCCCACGGCTTGAGCGACAAAGATGACCTTGTTGCCATCAACGACATGATGAGCAACATCGAAAGCTGCATTGGAGACGCTGTTTCGTACATCGACCGCTTGCTCGAAGGTTATTTGCTCAAAGACCGCGAGGAGGAATGACTATGGGACGCGGAAATGTCTGCACCACTGGCCCCTACGAAGGGGTGTTCTACATCGACCATGACTACACGGCTGTTTACCGGAAGGTCAATGCCGCTGATGACGACATGGATGACCGCAAGCTCCGCTACTGGTTCGGCACCGATTCTCCCGAAGAAAAGGGCTGGGAGTACGATGAGTGCGAAAGCGTCGATGAGGAAGATTACGACCTGAGATCGTTCTCCGATGACTTCATGAATCGGTTTCCTGATTTCAGCAAAACGAACGAGAATATTTCAAGGACTCGGCGAGCGATTCTCGAAAGCCCGCTGTTCTACGTTGCCGTTGAGGACAACGAATGGTCCACTGCTGTCGAGCTGATTCAGAAAGACGTCAACTCTGACCTCGACCTGAACTCGCAGAACGCTTTGTACCGCATCTACCTCGATGCCATGAAGAAGATTCTGCTGTGGCTGTTCCCAAGCATCGGCATCTACACTGGGCCGTGGACGCACGGAATCATCACGAGAGAGGAGGCTGGCTTATGCTGAGCGACCTGATTACCGACCTCATCCGGGCAAAGACCCCGAAGGAGAAGGAGGCAGCCTACCGGCGGCTGGAAAAGCTCGGCGTTGACCGATTTACCGCCGATGTCGCCGCCGAAGAACTCCGCAAGGAGGTGCGAACGTGAGCAAGTACGTTCCCATCGAGGAGATGAACGAATCCCAGCTTAGGGCGCAGCTTGATGCCGCGTACTTGCGATGGGATGACATTAAGAAGAACGGCTGCTCCGACCCTGCGTGGCCAGATGGTGTGAACCTGAACCTCGTCAGGAACCACATCATCTACTTCTACCGCTTCCTGCGGGAACGCACCAGCAAGAACGTGCAGCTCTCCATGTTCGATGCCGGAATGGACCTGTGCGATGAGCGGCCTCTGCCGCCGGAAGTCCCCGACAACTACATGGTCCCGAATGGGAAGTACCGTGAAAGATTAAATGGCCGTTATGAGAATTTGCTTTTTGACCCGGATATTTAAGCAAAAGCTGAAATGCTTTTTGAAATCGAAAGGAAAGAGTGAAATGCCTACGCTGAAATTTGAAATCAAAACCAGGGTTTCTGCAAAAGGGAAGCCCGCCAAGATAATCGTTGCCAAGCTGACCCCGCAGGACATCGACGACATCATGGTGTCCGCGCTTGAGGGCTGTGTTTGTATCTGCTGGTGCCATCGCGTCAGTGTCGATTGGGAGTTCCTTGGCAAGTACGCAAGCGACCAGATTTCTCGTGGTGGTGAAATCACTTTTCACGTCAGCGACCCTGATATACGCCCCAATCACCAGAAGCTCAACCTCATGAAGTTCCTCGATTTATTCGCCCTGTGGCTGAAAAACGGCGGGGACTGCTATAACGCCGTTGATAGTTCCAGCGGCTCCGTTGACTGCGGCCTGATTGATGCCATCTGCGCCGACGAAATTGTCCAGTACGCACTGTTCGGCGAGCTGGTATTTGGCTGAGAAGGGAGGCGAGATCATGGGCGTTGCCGCCGATACCATCTGCCGCTGCATGAAGAAAAAGAAGCTCCGGCAGAAAACCGTGGCTACCAGTCTGAACGAGAATCCTCGCCAGATTAACCAGCAGCTTCGGCGCATGGATGACATCAAGGTGGAGCGTTTCTGCAAGTACGCTGATGCCCTCGGCTATGATGTTGCTGTCATCGACCGAGAGAGCGGGGAAGTGGAAAAGCTCGACCCTGCGAAAAATAATCTGTGAAATCATAGACCATTTGCTTGTCAAACGGTCGGCATCTGTGCGAAGATAAAGTTACCAAAATCAACAACCTCGTTACCTATAAAAATGATTTTGGACTTTGAAATGGAGGAATTGATATGGACGACAACGACACGAAATCCGTACTTCCGTCGAAAGAAGCTCTCCTTGAGTTTCTGAAGACGCACAAGTACAAGTCTCTCCCGACCGCCATTGATGCCGCGCGGAGCGGCAAGAAGCTTGTCTTCATCTTTCTCGATCAGGAAGCCTACGGCGACCGCAGCTATTACTACTGCGAGGAAGATGACACCGTTTACTCCGAATACTTGAGCATCGGAGACTGAGGAGGAATTTGCTATGGCCGCTAAGTATCGGACTGTGCGCGATGCTACTGAAGCATGGGTGCACGAAATGAACGCCATCCCGCAGGGGATGATTGAGAAACTGATGGGAATGAACCCCGATGACTGGACTGAGGTCACCAAGCCCAGCACCGGCGACCGGGTGTATGTTTACGAAATCCCTGATGAGGTTGACAGCACCACGCATGAGGGAGAAGTCAAGAGCTACAACGACGAAAGCGAGCTGTACTGCATCGAGCTAGATGATGGAAAGCTCGTATCTGCTGAAGCTGACGACTTTGAAGTCGAATACGACGGTGTACTCCCTATGTGGGGAACGATGTGGTCGTTCGGCGATTCCGCAGATGATTGGTGGCTTGAGGAAGACGATGGCATCAGGGTGATGTCCGACTGCGGCTTCCGCATTTACGAATCTGAGGAGTTCGGCTATTTCTTCGGAATCGACGGAGCTGGATACAGCTTCTATGAGGAGCATTGGAAGCCGTTGTACAAAGCTCGTGGCTTGCAGTGGCACGACCCGCAGGCCGAGGAGGACTACCAAATGCACGTTGTAAAGGGCTACGTCAAACGTAAGCTCGGCAATAAGGAAGTCTGGTGCGACACGAATGGCGCGGCTGTCAAGGAGGTTGGCTTCAGTGTACAAAATCAGGGGTAAATATCCCGGCCAGCCGTGGGAGGACATCGACGAGTTTGACACCCGGTCCGAAGCTCTAAAGATGCTCGCTGAGTACCGCATGGCCTTCGGACCTGAGTGGAAGCTCACCATCAAAAAGGCGGTGGCAAAATGAGCTGCTACGAACAGCTCTCCATGTTCACGATGAGCATGGAGCCGACCACCGCGATTTGCTGCTTTGGCCGGGGGCTTGCGTCCGCAACGCCCATCGAAACGTGGATGACTGATCTCGTCCCGAACGGTGAGTACGTCATCCACGTTGCCGGTCATCCGCTCGTCCTGCGTCCAGCAGGAATCACACGGAAAGCTATTCCGAAAGGCCATGAGTTCTACCACTACCTGATCGGCGACAAGCTCTACGCCGGTATCTTTGTTGGGAGGGATGCACGATGATGGACAGAATCGTTGTCACGGCAGCGGACATCGAAAAGCTCCTCGCATGGCGAGATGAACACAACGATTTGGTTCGTTCGATGCCGGTTCCTTTGCGAGAGGTGAAAATCCAGATTGTCGAGAGCGGCATCTCCATCAAGTGTTTCCGCTCCGACAAGAAGTTGAAGTTCTACCTCGACGGTCCGACTCAGAAGCTTGGCCACGTTGTCTTCGCACCGCTTGGCAACGGCTTGTGGAAGAAGAAAGCGAGTACGCTCCCTGCTGACTGCAACCCTGCCGAAACAGAACAGGGTGCTTTGACCGTGTACGGCTCCTTGATGGCTCTGATGGCCTACGGCGCATCTGAAACGCCTACCGCCACCGAAGTGGAGCATGAGCCGAAAGCTCACACCGGCCACAAACGCTCTACAAGATGGAATCCTGTCGGCACCACTTACATCCTCCACTCGTCTGGAAAACGGCTCTCTGTGGCTTCCAAAGGCCACCACGCAAGCCCAAGCTGCTCCTTCACCGTCCGCGGTCACTTCCGGCATTACAGGAGCTGGAAGACCGTCTGGATTGCCGAATACCGAAAAGGGACCGGCAAAGAGCAGAGCAAGACCTACAAGATTGGAGGTGATTTGGATGAATGAGAAATCCGAATGGCAGTTCCTCATTGATTATGTCAAGGACGACACGACCGATTTTGGCCTCGATTCCTGCCGGAACCAACTTCTTGCATTGTGGACCGTCTACTGTATGCACAACGACATCGATGTCGATACCGCGATGTACGATGCTGTCCTGCTTGACCTGTTCAATGCTCTCTCGCTGGAGCAGCGACGCGAGTTGTGCCGCAACTACTATCCGAAGTTCGATGATGTGATGGGCGTATGGCTCGCCTAATATTGGAGGTGATCTGAATGGATGAAAACGCCGAATACTGCGCCATCGTAGCATTCACGAAGGACAACGACCCGACCTGCGAGAAGAATAGGCAGCAGCTCTATGCCCTCTGGACCGCCTACTGCATCCACCATGATTTGGTCGTGTCATCCGCCGTATACGAAGCTATTATCGGGCATCTGTTTTTCGCACTCTCGTCCGAATGGCTTATTCACCTGTGCAATGGCTACCGCGACAGATTCGAGGAACGCATGGCACAGTATCTTTGATGGAGGTTTGAGACTATGAACAAGAAGAAAGTTTCCTACAACACGCAGGTGCAGTTTGCAATTATGGCTGGAAAAAGCGATGAGGCACACGACGTCATTGGTCGCGCTCTTGCCGAAATTGGCAATGGTGCTCTTGAGTTTGCCCAGAGCTATCCGTTTGACGACTTGCCGTTCGTTATTGTTGCCATGAAGGTTGCTGTCAATGCGCTTGAGTCTATGCTTGGCCCCAACTGAAAGGCACTTGCCGACACCATTTATAGCCGTACCGACAGCATTGTCGTTGATGCCTCCGAGTTCAAGCGTCAGGCGAAAGGTGGTGATGGAAATGGCTGACATTGCGAGCGAAGCTCCCACGGTTGAGCTGGGAAATCAGTGGGTAAGAACTGCTGACAGAATGCCCGATATTCCGGGCGATGAAAAATCATGGGCTCATGTATCTGTGATAGCAGCTAAAAAAGGCAGCAAGAAGTCCGGCCCGATGATTTATGAACGTGCTGTCATTCGAGGTAAAACGGTCTACCGATGGAAATATGTCTGGGACCGAATTTACGATGGTGATGACATTTTTGCATGGATGCCCTACCCTGAATCGCCAGAGGAGGAAGTAGAAAATGAATAAAGCCGTCCTCATCAGCATCCGACCGGAGTGGTGCGAGAAGATTCTTAACGGCGAAAAGACCGTTGAAATCCGCAAAAATCGCCCTAGTTTGAAAATGCCATTCAAGTGTTATATCTATTGCACAAAGCCTGTCGGAAACGTCATCGGCGAGTTTACTTGCGACAAGATACGCTTTTACTTTGGCAAGTCGTGGCTGGTCAAGGAAGACATCGAAGACGTAACTGCTGGTAGCTGCCTGTCCTTGGAACAAGTCAAAGAATATGCCGGCTGGAGAAAAGCTACATCTTTTATGGACCGTAAAGATTTGTATGCGTGGCACATCTCCGACCTGAAGATTTATGACCAGCCCAGGTCCTTGTCCGGCTTTTCTAGGCATGACTTTCGTGGCATGAACGAAACCGATGTCTGTGGAAATGAGAGCTGCGAGCATTATCAGCCGTCTGGAAGCTATATGCTCCCGCCGACCTGCGCAATCAATGGCTGCTGTTTGAGCAAGCCGCCCCAGAGCTGGTGCTACGTTGCTGAGGCAGAGGAGGACGACGCCTTATGAGTAAGAAACGGTATCTTGAAGCTGAGATGCTGAAAGAGTTCCTGCGCATGGGCATGAAGGTAGGCCATATCCACACATTACGGGATGTTGAGAACTATATCGACACCCAGCCAGAAGCTACCCCGCAGGAAGTGGCCGGTCAATGCTGGAGAAATTCCAAGTATGACCCGCCGACAGAAGCGGATGCTGACAGACTCGGAAGAATCATTGTTTGGGGAGCCGCTGTCAAGCACGTTGACATCACATATTGGGAGAATGCAATTTTTCATCCTGTGGACGTTCCGTTCTGGATGCCGCTGCCCAAGCCGCCGGAGGAAAAATGAACATGGACATCGTAAAAACGCCCGAACTGCTTATTGCAATCGCCGACGAGAGCTATGGCCTGAAATTGAAGCCAATCGAGGCCGAGATCACGCTTGGCTATCTCGAAGGCTCTGATTTCTGTCTACTCCACCGATTTGACGACAGGCTCGGCTGCGAAGTCCTGCGCATCCACGACAACCAGAGCACCGACGAAGACTCCGGCGAGATCGTCTACAAAATCGCGCAGGTCATGGAGTTCTGCCAGCGTTGCAATACCGCCATCCTCTCCGAGCAGGAGAACCTGCGAAACTCGCCTGATGAGTACGTCCGCGAGCTGCTGAAGGACGAGGCTCTGCTTAACCGGCTCGTGGCAGCCGCATGGCACGCTGTTCCATTTGCCAGCGTACATCTGCTCGACAGAATTATGAGGAGAAACGCCCAGAAAGCATAACGTTCCGCAGTCAACGCATGGTTATCTCGTGCGTTGACTGCATTTGCTGTGGTCGCAAAAAAATATGTTATAACGTAGATTTTTCGCTTGTCAAACGAATGAACCTGTGCGATAATAAAGTTACCAAAAACAACAACATAATCAATCGAACAAGCAACTACGGAGGAAGTCAAAATGAAAAACCTTGATGCTATGAAGTCCTACATCCGCGAGCACAACTTCACTGGTCTGGTAAATGAGCTCGTCACCGGCGCAGACATGGACGTAGCATCTGCTGTTGAGTATGTCTACGACATGAAGACGCTCAGCAAGGCCCAGTTTGCAAGCAAATACTTTGGCTGATAAGGAGGACAGCAAAATGAACGTTCTGTACATTGAGGGCCGTCGGAACGGCTATGACCCTGACCAGTGCGGCAAAACGATGACCGTTTCCGAGATGATCGAGTTCCTGAGCCAGTTCGATGGCGACCTGCCTATCTACCTGAACAACGATAGCGGCTACACGTTCGGCAACATCGACGAGTATAGCTTCAGCGAGTGCGAGCACGATGATTCCGATGCCGATGACGATTGCAATGTCCCCGATGATGAAGTGGAATTTGAGGAGGTATGAATATGTTTGACCTGCGCGAGCACAAGGGCCTCATTCGCAGGCTGGTTTCCGAGGCCAACCATAATGACCCCAACTGGAAGTGGTCGGTCAAGGCCATCAACAAGACCGAGGCCCACATCTTCTGGAGCTATCTTGAGTACGAAGATCAAAAGCCGTGCTTCACGATCGAGCTCGTAGAAGACGACGATGGCTGCCTGATTTATGCGAAGGATGAGCACGGAGACACGCTCAACTTTGAGATTGTTGAGTGCGTAGGTCTTCCTCGCTTGAACACCCCAATTGAGGAAGCCATCAAAATGATGGCCTATTCGATTATCAACACCGCTCACAACTGCTACTGACAGGAGGAAGTTACATGAGGTTCGCAGACATCAACCGCCAGTTCACGGAGATTGCAGAAAGCTATCTCAACCACGGCTACCACATCAACACCGCCACCATGGGACCGAGCAGCGGCGAAGTTGCTCATCTCGATCTGACTAATGGCAGCGTGGTCATCCGAATCGTGCTCAAGATTTTTTTCAAAGATGAAGATTTCTACAATGAAGGTTATGAGCTCATCGTTGGAAGCTCAAATGAAGCTGCTCCCGATGCACAGCCTTCCATGCATGTTTCGATTTGGAACAACCGTCTTCATGTTGTAGAACGGCATAAGTTTTTCTGCACTGGCAGTGTTCTCAAAGGAAAGCATAGCGGTGAATGCTTCTATGGAACAAGGGATGAGGCTGAGGCTGCCGCCAAGACCCGCTCAGACCGCGCTGTCGCAATTTATATGTCTGATTGCCCCAGCGCGATGACCAGCAGAGCTGCCAAGATTGCTGAGCGGTACATCAGCCGGGTCACCGGCATCAAGCACCCGAACCGCGCAAAGCTCAATGTTCGCCACGCAATCCGCCGGGATAACGGACGAGTCTACGGACAGTACATTGTTACCTACAACGGCAAGTCCTACATCCTGCACTGAGAGAAAGGAGAATCCCTATGAACGGATGTTTTCACCGTGGTGAGATTTACCACATCCTGCCCGAAGACAACGAAACCGGCAGCGAGCAGTACAGTGGCCGCCCGGCTATCATCGTCAGCAACGAAGCGAACAACAAGTTCGCGCCCACTCTGGAGGTTGTCTACCTGACCACCAAGCCGAAGAAGGCTCTGCCCACGCACGTTAGCATCGAGGCTGCCAGATTCCGCTCCATCGCCCTGTGCGAGCAGGTCCACACCGTTGCCAAGACACGCGTTGGCGACTACATTGACAAGCTCTCCAAGTACGAGGTCGAAGATGTCGATGCTGCCATCGTCATCAGCCTTGGCCTCGAAAATGCGCTGGCCGCCGTAAGAAAGTGAGGAACCTTTTATGCAACACAGAATGAAAACCCTGCGCGAGCGCGATGCCATTCTTGAATTGCTGTGGAAGCAATTCGAGGATGTTCCCATGAACCCCGAAACCGAGAAAATCGAAGCTCCGTTTCTGCACCTGCCTATGAATGATGAAGACTACCTCGTTTATTTTGACATTGGAACCCCGCGCGAGGACATCTGGCACTGGTTCGATGAGCGGCACAGCAAAGGTGTTGTGTACCTGCTCTGTGGCAGACCGTTCTATGAAAAGGGCCCCGATGAGGTATACCCTTTGAGAGAGTTTGTCAAGCAGGAGGTTCCGTTCCGACTGAGCGAGATTTTCCACATTCCCGATTCTGAGCTTGCACCGCATATCGTTGGTGCCTGCATCGAGGATTTGTACGATAACAGCGATGTCATGTTCGACTACGACTCTATTGATGCCCACATTCGTTGTACGCTTGCCCAGTTCGGTATCAACCCAGATGACTATGAGGAGGAAGAAGAAAATGGCAAAGACTGAAAATTTCAATCAGGAGCGCATTGATGCCCGCGACTACGCAATGCAGGTGTTCTGCTGGTGCATTGTGGCTGCCATGCACCAGAACGAAGGCATCGGAGCAAACCGGCTGATGAAGGCTTGCAATGAGATGGAGGAGTTCGAGGCCAAGTACGCCACGGCCATCCGTTACGGCGGCAGGGAAGCGGCCACCGATGCAATGCGGAAGGACCTGACCGGCCTGTGCGACCTCGATATCCGGCTGCCTGTTCTGAAAGCCCCCCGCAACCGCAGGGAAGAACAGCTCCGTATGGCCCGCGACCAAGGCGGCAAGATTGCATGGCTTGTCATGGCTGCCACCTGCCGCACCACGTTCAAGTTCGGCAAAGATCGGCTGACCCGGCTCCTGAACGAATCGCTCGCCAACTACCGGCAGTTCCTCGAATGGGATGCCGAAGACCATGAGTACGCCGTGAACAAGCTCTGCCGCATCGTCGAACAGGCATTGCAGGAGGAGCTGAAGGTTGCCGATGAGAGCAAGCGCACCGAGTTCCTGTCCGTATCCGGCATTACGCCCCATGACTACGGCGAGATTATGACTGCCGTACATCTTGCCCGCAAGGACCGTTCCGTTCCCATCGCTGTCCTCAGCCAGAGCGAGATCGACCGGCGCATGGGAAAGCTCAAGAGGGCGTGACCTATGGCCGTCATCTGCCAGCCTGACTGCGCCCGCCTGCATCCCGGATGCCACGACCACTGTGAGGAGTACGCCGAGAAGTCTTCCGCCAGAAAGAAGCAGCTCGAAGAATATGAGGCCAAGAACATGAATCCGTACTGTTGCCGCTGGACCCACCACGAGACCAACCGCAACATGAAGCGGAAGTTCAAAGGCCACGATAAAGATTGAGAGGAATCAGCCATGTACGAATTTTTGTGCCAGCTCGATGTGATGCTCCAGAGCCTTACGAACTGGCTGTCCTACGCCGCCATCATCGTTGCCGTTGCGCTGGCTCTCTGCCAGCTCATCTACTCCATCATCGAGAAAAAGGAGAACCACCATGAGCATCTTTGAGAAACGCATGAGTAGCTTCGTTGACCGGGGTAACAAGCTCATTGCAGAAGGGAAGACCAAGGAGGCCATGAAGCTCATCACGCATGGCCTCCAGCACTACTCCGACCTGATTCTCCGCGCCTTGACACCGTATTCCGAGAGCGATGCTGGTCTTCTCGTCTTTGCCCTCCGACACATCGCCGATGAGATTGAGAAGAACAACCCTGCTGCCAAGCCGCTCTACGAAGGCATGAAGAAAGTCGTCATCGCACCGCCGCTGACCGAGATTCAGAAAGTCAAAAAGGCGAACCGCCTGTGATTGACCCTTGAAAGGATTACTTTTTCGTAGTAGAATGTATAGGACGACTCGACCTTATTTTTTCAGCGTAAAAGAAATCGCAGAATGTAGAGATTCTGTACGTTTCCGACACGTTGGCGATGCGATGTTGATAGAATAACCCCCACGAGTTACAAATGTGAATCAGAATCAGCCGCGAGGTCTAACCGCCTTGCGGCTTTTTCTTTTGCAAAAATGTTATCTTTGCTGTTGACTCACTCACAAATAAGAGCGATAATATAATCACAGAATGATTCACGAACACACAACCGAGAGCGGAGGACGACAAAATGAAAGAGTACACTGGAAAGAAGATTGAGAACCTGTACGCATTCCTGAAAGCCACCAAGGAGAACGAGATCATCGTTCGTACCACTCGCGTGGCTGGCTGCTGGTACGACAACGAGTTCGACGCTAACGCTGCTGGCTTTATGATTTCCCGCTTCACCAACAAGGAAATGGAAGCCCGGCATGAATTTTCTGAGTGCTACCGCATCGTTCGCAAATAATGGAGGTTTTAAGATGTTCAAGAAGTTGGTTAAGATGGTTTCTGAAATCAAAACCGAAAACGACCGGGACGCTACGTTCTGGCAGATCGACCGCGAGTTTGAGCAGGAGAAGATCTCCGCAGCAGACCACGAGCTGCTTTACAAGCTGGCCGGAATGGTCAAAGTCGAGGAGGGCTAAAAAATGACTGTCAAGATCGCGCTGAAGAAGAAGTTCAACAAGAACGCCGCCACCTGCTTTTATACCGAGTACGCGAAGAGCGTTACCTGCAAGACCATCCCGGCCGCCGAAATCATGGCGATGGGCTTTGACGAAACCGACCCGCACGACCAGTACGTTGTTGTCAAGGACGAGGACGGAAGCGAAAGCACGTTCCGCAACAGCTACGTTGACGTTTTTATTTCCTGAACAGGAGGGAGCAACATGAAAGCATCTAAGAAAATGGCAAAGGCCCTGCTGACCAGCGGCCAGTACCGCACCAAAAAGTACCTCTACACGCTGGGCTACAACATGTACGGTCAAGAGATCGTACAACGCACCCAGATCGACAGCGAGGGCCACAGAATCGGCAACGCATACTCAGCAGGATTTTTCAACGCCTATGACTACCCGGAAGAATGGAGAGAGAAAAATGTTTAATATCACTGATACCGAAAAGCTGCGGGATGCCTACATCTTCCTGACATTCGCTCAGAACGCCCCCGCCGCTGCACCTGAGAAAAAGGCCAACCGTGAAATCTTTATCACCAACACGAAGCGGGAAATCCGGGAATACAACAACCGCCCAATCTCCAACACGCGCATTATAAGCGCAGACTACGATGGACGCCTTGAACTTGTCCGACTGCCTGACGAGCTGGACACGGCACACAAAGAGGACGCCGCTGAGTGGTTCGATGATAACTGCTATCTGGAAGCCTACAACAGCCCCTATGACTGCACCGAACAGGAGCTCACAAGCTGGTATCACCTGTTCCAGCGGCGGGGCCACTGGTACGCCTATCACATGGTCAGTCGGGACGTTTGAACCGAATACAGCAAAAGGCCCAGAACCGCAGGAAAGCGGCTCCGGGCCTTTTATATTGCCTTATAAGTGAACTTGTGAGAAATTCCATTCTTGAACGTCAGCATTTCCACATGGCCGTTTCTCATGCGTACAGAATCGACGATTGACAGAAAGAACGACCGCAGCACAGACGGCTCCGTACATTCGGCCAACCCCTGAAAATAAATATACTCACGTTCCTGCAACCGCTGGGACATGATGAAGCTGCTGGCCTGTTCCAAAAAATCGTCATCCGAAAGCGACTGCGCCCACGATTCCGATGTCAGCAGGCCGATAGACTTGTCCTGTTCTTTCAGATCGTTCATCAAGTCGTTCTTCTTTATCAGGTATTCTTTATCCGACATCTGCTTGTTTGAATACAGGTAGATGTGATCGAGCCGTGTGAGGGCGCGTTCCGTCTTTCGCTTATCTGCCCGCAGTTTGCGCAGCTCCGGGTCGAGATTCTTTTTAACCGTCGGCTTTTTCAGAAGCACCGAATCAGCGGGGGAGTATTCGACCAGCATTTCATACAGGGCGGCCACGCTGGCCGAATCTATTCCGGCCACGTTCTTGAACGTATCGCCGCGCAGGAGCCGCGATTCAAGATCGGCAGGGGATTTTATCTGGTCGAAGCTCTTTTGAGCATTTGTCACGTTCAGGATGAAGTTTAGCAGAAATTCGCCCAGCACAGTGTCCGAAGTATATTTTGCATTGCAAGTCTTTGTCTTGCGCACATTCGGGCAGCCATACTTGGCCGACCGATACCCGGACGCATGGAGCTTGCCCGGAGAAGCCGTAAAAGCGGCCCCACAGCAGGCGCACCATATAAGCCCGGAAAAGATATTGACGTTCTTCTGTGTCGCGCTCCTGCCGGGTGTATTGCGGTATCTGGCGTTTGAATCCAGCATCTTCTGAACCCTGTCGAACCGTTCCTTGCTCACAAGCGGAGTGTGATGGTCTGGTATCACGATCCATTCGGATTCGTCCTTGATGGCCTTGCGCCCCGGTATCTTGTAATAATTATAGCGGTATGTGCCGATATACCACGGATTCCGAAGAATCGTCCAGACCGACACAGGAGAAAACGGATTGTGCTGGCGTGACACATAGCCGCGCTCGTTCAGCTCCCGCGCCGTGTGAACCAGCGAATCCGTCTTTTCGTACAAGTCGTACATTTCCAGCACAATGAAACTTTCATCGCCATTGACGGAAAACGTCTGGGTTTCTTTGTTGTAATCATACCCAAACGGAACCCGGCCGCCATTCCATGTGCCATCGTTCGCCCTGCTGATCATCGTGGCCGTGACGCGCTCTGCTGTTGTCTTACGCTCCAACTCTGCAAAGATCAGCACCATTTTGAGCATCGCTTCACCCATCGCCGTAGACGTGTCGAATTGCTCATTGCGCGAGATAAACGTCACGCCGAGCATCTTCAATTCCTCATACATCTGGGCGAAGTCGAGCAGGTTTCGGCTGATACGGTCAATCTTCCAGACGAGCAGATGGGAGTACATACCGTTCCGAATCTGCATCATCATTTTTTGAAAGGCCGGCCGATCAGTATTCTTTCCCGAATAGCCTGCATCCTCAAAAATGGTATAGTCGCTGATGTTCAAAGCATATTCGCAGTAGCCGACAAGGTCTTTCCGTTGCATGGGCAGGCTGTCACGGTCTACCTGATACGCGGTCGAAACACGCAGGTATATGGCCGCCCGCTGCGGCTTTTCTTTTGGCGCGTCGATTTTCTTCTTTCTCATTGCTGGGCCTTATCTTTCGGAACGTATTTTGCCAAAATCTGCATGACCTTTTCACGATCTTCTACGCTGGCCGCCTGATATGCAGCAAGCAGCGTTTGAAGCTCTTGAATGAATTCTTCCTGCGAAACCATAGCACACCTCTTATATTTTACTCTTTCTTTTCGGCATCCACGGCAGGATCAGCAACAGCCGCAACATGGGTGCGCAAAAAGTCCTTGCACATGGAACGCTTTTCCACCGGGATGGAGCGGTAAATCGAAAGCAGCTCTTTTTCGTCGGAATCCAGCACGTCAAGGTTTTTGCGGCCGTGCGCTTTGAGCCGCTGCTTTTCGGTATCCGTCAAAATCACAATGCCGTCCCGGCCGTAAACCAGTTCGTCGATACTCATGCCAAGCCGTTCGGCCATGCCCTGAATCATATCCAGATGGGGAGCCTTGCCTTTTTTCAGTCGGGCGATGTTGGAACTCGCAAATCCGCTCTCAATAATGAGTCTGCTGGGTGCGATGTCGTGCCGTGCGCAGGCGTCCAAAATGTTTTCATACAAGCCCATAATATAAAACACCTCACAAATTTACTCACAAATGAGAGTAAAAGCTGTTGACCTACTCACAAATGAGAGTTATAATAACAAATGTAAACCGACGAAAGCTCACAAAGTCGTTTACAAATGTAAGTATACCCTAAATATAGCATAGCTCACCAAAAAAAGCAAAGGAGGTCAAGAATTAAAATATGAAGCTCGAACTGCATCTGGACTGGAAGCGCACGGTCAAGACCATTATGACCATGAGAGGTCTGTCCAACAGCGATCTGGCGCAGGCTGCCGGTACTACCGACGCAACCATGCGGCAGGTCATCAACAAATCGGTCAAGGGAGCCGTGATGAACAAAGTCAGCGAGTATCTTGGTATCACCAATGCCGAGGTTCATCACGTCGTGATCGAGGTCGAATAACCTTACATCTATTTTACAGCATTGGAGCCGAGAAGATATGCAGAATGAGTGCAGCAAAGGCAATGACAACTATTACTTTTTGTGTCGGAAAAAAGCGTCGGAACACAACGACGCACTGAGCAGCCGCCTTGGAGCGGCATCCCGCCTGAACATTTCAGAATCCGCGCTGCGCAACTACGAAGTCGATACCGCGAACGTGCCGCAGGACATCGTCTGCGCGATGGCTGACCTGTACGGTATGCCCGAAATGGAAACCCATTATTGCAAAAACGACTGTCCCATCGGAAAGCACGTCGGCGGTGCACTTACCTGCGAAGTAAAGAGCATCGAAAGCGTGGCTGTGAACTTTCTGACCCACACCAACGGCAACGACATTCAGGCCATGCAAAACGCTGTCCTGAAAATCGCCCTTGACGGAAAGGTCAGTGAGCAGGAGCGTAACCAGCTCCGGCAGATCGTCGGATTCATCGAAAACATCGCGCGGGACGCCAGCAATATGCGGCTGCTGCTTGAAAGGAAGTGCCAGAATGGAACTTAAAGACATTTTGCGTGACATCCTGAAGCGAGATTATGGCATCGAAACGGACGCCCAGCTCATGCAGGCTATTCGTGAGCAGAAGCCGCTTGACATCGGAATTTTCGTTTCGCAGCCTGCAAGCCAACAGGCGAAAGCCTGCTGAACCATCCACAGGAGGTATGAACATGGAAGAACTTACCGTCCAGATTCAGAAACCCATCATCCCGCCGCTGGTCTGGAACAAAGAAGCCGTTGAAGCCTATGTCAACGATGCTGTCGAGAAGTATGTCGGCATTGTCTACACCGACGACATGATCGACGACGCGAAGAAAGACCGGGCAAAGCTCAACGCGCTGGAAAAACAGCTGGCAAAGGCTTTCACGGCCACGAAAGACGTTTACCTTGGCCCGCTGGCCGAACTGGAAACCGTAACCAAAGATCTGCGGCAAAAAATCAAAAAAACGTCCGGGGAAATCGACGTACAGGTCAAATCTTATGAGGATGCACTAAAGCAGGCCAAAAAGAACGACCTCTATCGCGTTTACACCGCCGCCGCTGGTGCGCTGGCCGTTCTCGTGCCGTTCGACAAGGTTTTCAACGAACGCTGGCTCAACAAGACCTACGCTTTCAGCACCGCCGAAAAGGAGCTGAAAACCATCATCGAAGAAAAGCGGCTGGAACTGGACGATCTGGCCGACGACTGCGAACCCGGCGAGGAATACGAAGCCGTAAAGCGGGCCTACCTCAAAAACCTGTCTATGAAAGAAGCCCGCGCCGAGCGCAAGGCGTTCCGCGACTTCAAGGCCCAGCAGGAGCAGGCGGCACAGGCCAAAGCCGCCGAAGAAGCCGCCCGCCGCGCTGCGCCTGTTATCCAGCGTCCCACCGCCGAAGACCTTGAAATCAAGGCGCAGGCCGCCCAGAACGTCGAAATGTCGAAGATCATCGACGACAACGGCCGTCTGGATTTTTCCTCTCTCCGCGCCGCACAGCCCGAACAGGCCGCCCAGGTCGAAGAATCTGTGCAGCAGCCCAAAATCTTTGAGCGCACTCTGCACGTCCGCTATACCGCCGAGCAGGGCCGTGAGCTGATCGAAGCTCTGAACAAAATCGGCCTTGAATACAAACTGATCTAACAGGAGGTCAATATTATGGGATTTTCCGTACCGGGCCAGCCCCAAAACACCGCGCCGCGTGGCGCACCCGTCGCAACTTCCCGCGCCGGTGGCTATGCAGCCCCCACCACCCGCCAACAGGAAGCCGCTCTTGCACCCGCCGCACCGTCTGAACCTGTCAAGTATGAAGCAGGAGGAGAAGAAATCGAGCTGTCACCGGAACTTATCAAGGCATATCTGGTCAACGGCGACGCCGACAAGGTCACAGATCAGGAAGTCATGATGTACTTGAACCTGTGCCGCTTCAACCACCTCAATCCTTGGCTGAAAGAGGTCTATCTTATCAAATACGGCGATAAGCCTGCAACGATGGTTCCCGGCAAGGAATCTTTTATGAAGCGGGCCGAGCGCAACCAGCACTTTGCAGGCATTGAAAGCGGAATCGTTGTCCACAACTCCAACAATAACCAAATCGAGTACCGTGAGGGCAGCGCGGTCTATGCAGATTTTGGCGAGAAGCTGATCGGCGGCTGGGCAAAAGTCTACCGTACCGACCGCCAGTTCCCGAACTACTCTGAATGTGCCCTCTCTGAATACCTTGGCAAAAAGGGCAACGGCGAAGTCAACCAGCAGTGGAGCACCAAACCTGCGACCATGATTCGCAAAGTTGCAATGGTGCAAGCTCTCCGCGAAGCGTTCCCGACCGACCTTGGCGCGATGTATGCAGCAGAGGAGCAGGGCGTAGAGGAGCCGGACAGCCTACCGCAGGGCAGCCAGACCGAGCCGACCTTTAACCGCCGCCCGCGCAAGCCGAAAGCCCCGGCGCGGCCCGACGTCGAAATCATCGACGCCACCCCGAACGATGAAGCCGACCCGCTGGCAGCTCTCGAAAACGCTGGCCCCGAAAGCAGCGATATGCAGGAAGGACAGGAAAAATGATCTGCACAAGTAAAACAGGCGTCCTTGTTTATGGTGAACTTGCCAAAGAGCCGGAATTTAAGCGGCTCCAGAATGGCAGCTACCTGATGAAGCTGAACATCCGCTATGACAGCGAAAAGAACGAAGCAGGGAAGTGGCTTGGAAAATTCATTGACGTCAATATCTGGCGCGTGGACGTTGACCTCTGGGATGATATGCTCCACAAGGGCGATAATGTCATTGCCAGCGGCAAAAAGGTCGAGCCGCACGAATACAACGGCAAAACCTATTACCAGCTCGACGCCGAGGACGTCACCCCATCCGGCAAAACACAGCTGCGCTGGCTGCAACAGGTCATCAACGCCGTTTGGAGCGCAGGCCCCACACCGGCAGAGCAGCCCCCGGCGGCCCCTGAACCGCCACAGCCGGAACCGCAGCAGCAGGTCGCCCCGCCCGCGCCCCGCGCTGCGGCCCCTGCACAGCCCGCCCAACAGCCCGAAAGCCCCCAACCTGCCCGCCAGTACACCGAGGACGAAATGCGAATCATCGAGGGCGACGACGATGATCTGCCGTTCTAAGGAGGGCGCACGATGGCAACATACAGACAGATATACATATCCTTTTGGAGCGACACGAAAGTCTGTGATGACTTTTCGCCGGAGGACAAGTATTTCTACATCTACCTGCTGACCAACCCTCACACCAATATCTGCGGCTGCTACGAGATCAGTTCCAGCCAGATGGCGCAGGAGCTTGGCTACAACGAAGAATCGGTCAAAAAGCTGCTGCGCCGCATGGAGCAGACGCATGATGTCATCCGCTACAACTGGCAGAAAAAAGAGCTCCTGATCCTGAACTGGCACAAGTACAACTGGACGAAAAGCCCGAAAATGGTTTCGGCCGTCCGCGCCGTGGCCCAGTACATCAAGACCGACGAATACCGGGTCTATATCCTGTCCACGCTCGAACGCACCATCAACGGCCAGAAAGAACCCGCCCCGCAGCCTGCGGCGGCGGGCACTCTTTCTCAGGCGGCCCCTGCACAGCCCGCCGCCATCACCGCCCACCAGAAGACGGACGAAGAAGAAACCATGAGCCGCATGGTAGCATCCTACGAACAGAACATCGGCCCGATCAAACGCGCCGTGTTCGACGCTATGCGGACGTGGTGGCTGTCAAAGGGCGTCGAGCCTGACATGATCTGCGCCGCTATGGATGAAGCCGCCATGCAGAACGCCCCGAACTGGACATACGCCGAGGGCATCTTGCGCCGCTGCCTATCTGCCGGCATCACCACGCTGACCGGATTCCGGGCAGATCAAAAGCACTTCCAGAGCAAACGAAAAGGAGGTACGCCCGCCGCGCCCGCTGACCAACAGGAAGAACCCAGCCTGTACGCGGCGTTTGGCATGAACTGATATGAGCATCGAATCCGCATTGAATCAGGTCGTGCAGCAGGCGCAGGCCGCCCAGAGCGTCGCCCCGGACGACTACAAAGACCCCAAAACTGGGCTTTTGATGTGCGGCAAGTGCCATACCCCGAAGCAGTACCATTTCCACAACGCCGCGTTTGATCTGGGCCTTGTCCCGGTGATGTGCGACTGCCAACGGGCAGCCCACGACGCCGAACAGCAGAAACGCCGGGAATCCGAGCGGGAAATGCTCACAGCACGGCGCAAAGCGGCCTGTTTTGGAGCCAACGACCGAAAGGCGGCATACACCTTTGACACCGACGACCGCGCAAACACAGCGGCCACCAACGCGGCGCAGGGCTATGTCCGACACTTCACCGAAATGCGGGAAAAGGGACGCGGCCTGTTTTTCATCGGGCCGTGCGGCACTGGCAAAACCTTTTTGGCCTGCTGCATCGCAAACGCTCTGCTGGATAAAGGCTACACCGTCAAGGTGTCCACCTTTGCCGACATCGCCAATCGCCTGCAAGGGACGTTCGACAAAGAATCCATCTACGACGACCTGAACGCCGTTGACCTGCTGATTCTGGACGACCTCAACGCCGAGCGCGACACCTCTTTCATGCAGGAGATCGTGTTCACGGTCATTGACAACCGCTGCGCCGCTCAAAAGCCCCTGATCGTCACGTCCAACATCACGCCGTCCGAATTTGCAAACCCCGACACCATCGAACGCCGCCGCGTTTTCAGCCGCTTGCAAGAAGTCTGCATCCCGGTGGAAGTCAACGGCAAAGACCGCCGCCGCGAAGCCATGATGAAAAGCTGCCGCGACGATCTCGCTTTCCTCAACACATAAAGGAGAATCCGTATGAAGTACGATATTGAACTCCGCATATTCAGCAAGGAAGACCGCCGCACCATCGCGGCCATCCTGTCAGATAACGGCTATGACGTCGGCCAGCACACCAAAAAGGCCGGCAAAACTGGCCGTTCGACCGTCTATTGCATCCACGCAACGGACACGAAAAAGGAGGACACCCCCAATGAAGTATAAGCCCCTGACCGCCACGGTTGACGCCTACCAGCTCACCAAAGACTACGCCACCGATTCCCCGAAATGGGTGCGTGACCGCATCGGCACCCGCCTGTTCGAGAATACCACCATCCGGGACGGCGCAGTCCACTTTGATGGTCTGACGTCCATCATCCAGAACCGCAAGCTGCGCGAACGCATGACCGCCCGCCCCGGTGACTACCTCGTTCGGATGCAGGACGGCAACGTGGCAGTCTACACGAAGCGCAACTTTGAAGCCCTCTTCCGATCTTGCCCCTCTACGCCCCGGCAGAGGGGCAGCAGGCATGATTATTGCTTTCGCTGTCCCCGGAGAGCCGAAAGGCAAGGCCCGCCCGCGCACCGTCCAAATCGCGGGCCATGCCAGCACCTACACCCCAAAGGAAACGGTCATGTATGAAAATCTGGTGCGGCTCTATTACCAGCAGGCCGCCAGAGGATTGCGGCTTTCCGGCCCCATACAGGCCGAAATCGTCAGCTATTCATCCGTCCCGAAATCCACATCAAAAAAGAAAAGAGCCTTGATGCTTGACATCAACACCCTTTGCCAGAAGAAGCCAGACGTTGATAATCTGGCGAAAATCGTTTTGGACTCTCTGAATAAAATCGCCTACGACGACGATGCGCAGGTCTGCCGCCTGCTGGTCGAAAAGCGATACGGGGAGACCCCTCAAGTGCTTGTCAGATTGAGCGAGCTGGAACCATGAAGATTTTATACTACATCTTAGCATTTGCCATGGGCTATTTTTTCCGCAAATACGGGCAAGCCCACAAAAAGCACGACGAGCTGGACAGCCATGCAGAAGAGCTTATCCGGCGCGAACAGGAAGCCGAAACTTTCGGCGATCTTTGAAAGGAGCATCACAATGGCCATCACCAACTATGAAGAAATGTCCATCACGTCCCCGGCCTTTAACACAGTCCGCGAAGCCTTTGACGTGGCCTTGCAGCGGCTTTTGAAGAAGATGGAGAAGTCCAAAATGGACGAGGGCCAGATTGCCCTGAACATCACCGTCACCAACGAGGACGTCTTTACCGATGGCGATGCAGAGCTGGGCGACACCGACGGCCCGGAGAAAAATCCTGTCCTGAAGTACAAGATCACGACCACCGTGCCCATAAAGGACACCGATGACGGCAAGGCCGATACCGGCATGGCCCTTGTCTGGGACAAAGACCTTGGCCGCTATGTGCTGGTCTATATGCAGACCAACCAGACCTCTATGTACGACAACCCGCCCGCAGGCGGCCCCCAGCAGACAACCATGAACCCCGCGCAGCAGATCGGGCAGGGGAGCGGCGCACTGATCGACATCCGCACTTTCGGGCCGGACGACGACGGCGACGACGAATAACCCCCATCGGGCAGCTTTTGGGCATAAAAAGAGCCGCCCACCCTCAAACCTCAAATGGCCTAAGAATGAACGGCGCCGGACAACCGTTATTATACCATTTGAGCGGAGGAAATGCAAGTGCAGCAGTCAGCGAAAGATCGGCTTTCCGAATACCTGCCGATGGCAATGGAAAATAAAAATCGGCTTGCCCGCTTGAATGATATGCGGGACGCCGCCGGGGGTCTGACAGGTATACCCGAAAGCGACGGCAGCGCACACACGGCCGGGAACAGTCATAAGATGGAAGCCGCGGTCGAACGCTACCTCGAATACGAAAAGAAGATTCAGCCGCTTTTGAAAGCCAACGCCGACAAGATGGCCAAGCTGGAAAGCATGGTCGATTCCATCCCCGACGGCTTACAGCGCGAAGTCCTGCGCCTGCGGTACATGGACGCCGAAAGTGAGGACACCTGCCGGCCGAAAAAATGGAACGCCGTTGCCCTCACACTTTACGGCAGCGACGACCGAAAATACATCGAAGCTGTCCACCGCATCCACAAAAAAGCCATTTTGACCCTAGAAAACACAGAAAATGTACCATAAATGAGTGTAAATGAGTATAAATGAGGTAGATTGCGCATACAAATCTGTGATACTATCACAATGCGAAAAGCGAAAGGGAGCTTCCGACACTCCCAGACGCCGGATGCAAAGAGAATAGCGCACTCATTCTTTTCTCTGCCCTACCACCTGACCGCAGCAGCGGCCGGGTGGTTCTTTTTTGCGCAGAAATCAGGATGGGCCAGCGCAAAAGGGCAAAATAAACCTGAAAGGAGGAAAGAACTGTGTACTACATCATTTGCAAACTGGACGTTCCCGGCTTCCATAACTGGCCGGACGCCCCGGCGGGCCTTGAATACCTGCGCAGCATCCACCGCCATGTGTTCAATATCACCGCCAGGATTCCCGTTACCCACGACAACCGCGATCTGGAAATCATCCAGACACAGAACCGCATCCACCATTTTCTGTCCGACCGTTTCGGCGACGAAAACGGCCACATGATGCTTGGCTCCATGTCCTGCGAAATGCTGGCGAAGCTGATCGCTGATACTTTCGGCTGCACCGAAGTCACCGTGCAGGAAGATGGGCAGGGAGGTGGCGTCTATGTTAGGGAGTAACGTCAAAGTTCATTTTGCTGGAAGCGATGGCAGCAAGGAAAACTTTTGCGCCCTTGTTGCGGCAGATACCCGCTACCGCCTGAACAGCTGCTATAACTACATCGTCAACAAGAAGCCCGACGATGATTTCAGGCTGCCGGAAGATGATATTATTCTGGAACAGCAGAAGCAGCAGAAACACGTCATTCAGGATTCGGGCCTGTTCACCCTGATGTTTGGTGCCAGCAAGGGCCAGCAGCAGACCATCTCGACCCTGACCGAATGGCAGGACAAGCTCATTGCCTTTGTCAAGCAGAACCACATCACCGCATCCTGCGTCGAGATCGACTGTCAGAAAGTCCTTGGTCCGGAAGAAGCGTGGTATTTCCGTCAGCGCATGAGAGATCTTCTGCCCGAAAACAAGCAAATCAACGTCTTTCATTTTGAGGACGGCTTAAAAGGCCTTGACCGCCTGATCGAATTTGCCGATTACATCGCCGTCAGCGTCCCGGAATGGCGCATTGTAAAGCCCGCAACCCACAAGCAGGATATACGCTACATCACCCACTACATCAAAAACAAGAAGCCGGAGATCGACATCCATTTGCTTGGCTGCACAGACTTCAAAATTATCCGCGAGAACAATTTCTGCACATCGGCCGATAGCACGAGCTGGCTGTCCGGCGTGAAGTACGGATATTTCAACGATGGTATCAAAAAAGAACACATCCGCAATTTTAAGCGCAGCCTGTACAACGAGCGCGAAGCACAGGTAAAGGCTATGATGCTGGCCCGTGGCATCGAGCCGACAGGAAAAAAGCTGGTATATACCACAAACGCCAGCCTTTGCGCGACCATCTGCAAAGACCTGTATGCCCGCACCTGCGGCCCGCAGGACTGAACCAAAAGGAGAAGCACAATGAAAAAAAACGACAAGAACTATTCCATCCTGCTGACCCTGTTCGTGATCTCCATCGTCATTGCGAACGTCGTCGGCAGCCGCACCATTACCACCGGCATCCACCTTGGCCCCATCACCCTGTCCACATCCGGCGGCGCGATCACCTACGCTGTCACGTTCCTGTGTACCGACATCGTCGGCGAAATCTGGGGCCGCAAGAAAGCGCAGAGCATGGTTTTCTTTGGCTTTGTAGGCCAGATTTTCGCAACCATCGCAATTATCCTTACAGGCTGGTGCAGAGCAGTAGACCCTGTTATTGATGGCGCATACCAGACGCTTTTAGGCCAGAACTGGGTTTTCGTCATCGGCAGCCTGTGCGCCTACTACGCATCCCAGAGCTGGGACGTCTTTGTGTTCCACAAAATCCGCGATGCCTACATCCGCAAGCACGGCGACGTCAAGGGCGGTCGCTGGATTTGGAACAACGGCTCCACCTGCACAAGCCAGATCATCGACACCGCCATTTACGCCTTTATCAGTTTTGGTCTGGGCCTTGGCTGGGCATTTACCCCGGAGGGCCGCATGAACCTTATCGGCATGATGATCGGTCAGTATCTGCTTAAAGCCTGCCTTGCTCTGGCAGATACGCCGTTCTTCTATTTCTTCACCCGCCGGGAGGTAACAGAACATGGCAATGAATATCAGGAGAATGCAGCTTGCCGATCTTAACCCGGCAGACTACAACCCCCGCAAAGACTTACAGCCGGACGACCCCGCATACCTGAAGATCAAACAGAGCCTTGAAACCTTTGGCATGGTCGAGCCTATCATCTGGAACGAAAGAACCGGGCACATCGTGGGCGGCCACCAGAGAATCAAGGCCCTGCGCGATATGGGCGAAGCAGAAACCGACGTTGTCGTCATAAACGAACCCCTCAAAGAGGAAAAGAAGCTGAACGTCGCCCTGAACAAAATCACCGGCGAATGGGACGACGATAAACTTTCCGTCATCCTCAACGAGCTGGGCGAAGAAGCGGCTGACACTGGTTTCACACTCCCGGAAATCGACGTTTTGAGGGATGAACTCAAATCCTACTTTGACGACGTGACCGCACCCGACGAAGAAGAACCCACCGAGGAGCCGGAAGAATCTTTCCTGCTTAGCCTGACCTTTGATGCAGCCGACGAAAAGCCCCTGAAAGCCTACATCAAGGAGCACAGCGAAGATGCTGTCGTGAGGATCATCGTCGATACCGTCACCGCGTCGGCATGACCGGGCTGTTTCTCCCTGCATGACCCTGTAAGGAGAATGCCATGGAAAAACAGGTCAAAACAAAGGTCTGGGAGCAGCAGCCGAAAGAGAGTGACCCGGCCTATGCTGCGTTCTCCATCTACCGGGACATGGGCAAAAACCGCACCGTCGCGGCGGTGGTAAGGGAGTGCGGCAAGAATCGGAGCTTAATCGACCGCTGGCACAAGGGCCACAACTGGGCCGCCCGCTGTCGGGCCTACGATAACAGCATCGACGAAGAAGCCCGCAAAAAGGCCGCCGTAGAAGCGGCCAACATCCGCAAAACGCACCTGCAAATAGCTGCCCAGCTCCAACTAAAGGCACTGAACGCGCTGAACCTGTTGGCGCCGGAGGATATGACGCCCCGCGACATCAAGGAAATGCTGAAGCTGGCCCTTGAAGTCGAAAACAACCTCGTACTGGAAAAGGCCCCGCAGGAGGACGCCACAGCCGCGCCCACCCTGATGCAGACCATCGAAGAAGCCTATCAGCGCAGAATGGACGGTGAAACCCCACATGACGAGTGACGCTGTTCTGTTCTACGCTGACCACCCGGTCGAGTTTGTCGAGGACGTCATAGGAGCAAAGCCGGACACGGAGCAGGCCAAAATCCTGCGAAGTCTGGCCGCCAACCCCATGACCGCCGTTCGGTCTGGACACGGCATCGGCAAGAGCGCGGTGCAGGCGTGGGCGATTATCTGGTTTATCTGCACCCGGCCCTATCCGAAAATCCCCTGCACAGCCCCCACGCAGCACCAGCTGTATGACATCCTCTGGGCCGAGGTGTCAAAATGGCTGCGCAGCAACCCCGCATTGCAGCGGGAGATCATCTGGACGCAGGAGCGCGTCTACATGGCCGGGGCAAAAGAAGAATGGTTTGCCGTTGCCCGAACGTCAAACACCCCGGACGCCCTGCAAGGCTTCCACTCCGAAAGCCTGCTGTTCATCATCGACGAAGCATCCGGCGTGGACGACAAGGTCTTTGAGCCTGTATTGGGCGCACTGTCCACAGAGGGAGCGCGGCTGCTGATGTGCGGAAACCCCACACAGCTGCAAGGCTTTTTCTATGATGCGTTCCATAAGAACCGGGCCGAATATCGCACCATCCACGTTGACGACCGAAACAGCCCCCGCGTGTCGCAGGAGTATATAGACCGCATCCGCACCATGTACGGCGAGGATTCCGACGTTTTCCGCGTCCGCGTCGCCGGGGATTTTCCGAAGTCTGAAAAGGACGTCTTTATCCCGCTGTCGATGGTCGAGAAGTCCATCAACACCGACTGGAAAGAGCCGGAAAAGCCGCTATCCGTGCATATCGGCTGCGATGTCGCCCGATTCGGCGATGATAAAACCGTCATCGGCTACAAGATCGACGAGAAGATCTATTTCCACCAGAAGATACAGGGACAGGACACCGTGCGAACCGCGCATGAAATAGCCCTGCTGGGATGCAGGCTTGTTGACAAATACCACCTCGAAACCGCTATCCCGGTCAAAATCGACGACGGCGGCGTCGGCGGTGGCGTGACCGACAACCTGCGCCAGATAAAACGCTCTGACCCTGACCGTTTCTGGTGGCTCTCCATCGTCCCGGTGAAATTCGGCCAGATCATCAAACACAAATACTATCACGACACGACCACCTACATGATGGCCGTTGTTAAAAAGCTACTCCAAACCATTGACGACGACGGCAACGAAAAGCCTGTCGAACTTATCCTGCCCGACGATGCAGACTTGGCTGCGCAGCTCTCCACCCGCAAATACGGCATCACGGAGAAAAGCAAGGTCAAAATCGAAAGCAAAAAGGACGTCAAGGCCAGAGGTCAGCCGTCCCCGGATGAAGCTGACTGCGTCCTGCTTTTGTGCCTGCCCGTCAAGCCCTCAAAGGCCCACCCGCCAAAGGGCACAGGAAGAAAGGAGTAAACCCCATTGTCAACGAAAAAGAACCCCCGGCCCATGCAGGCCCGCATCATCAAGGGCAAGAACTACACGCCACCCTTGCAGCCCATCAAAAAGGCCGACACCACGACGCAGGTCACGGAGCAGGAAGCCTTTAACGCGGGCGACTGGATTGAGCCGCCCTATGAGCTGGCTGGCTTGCATGATCTTGTCCGGGAATCGACCATCCTGCCGCAGTGCATCCGCGCCTACAAAGACAACATTGCAGGCTTTGGCATCGGCGTCCGCTATGCTCAGGACGTCAAAGAGAACGATGAAGCCAATGTGGAATATAATCGCATGGCCCAGATCATCGAGCTGCTGAACACCGAGCAGGACACAAAGGAAGTCTTTGAAGACCTCATTGAAGCCCGCGAAACCTACGGCGTGGCCTACCTCGAAGTTATCCGCAATCTGGATGGGGAAGTGCAGCAGATCGAATTTCTGCATGATACGCCATCCATCCGAATGACCGTCCCACTGGAGCCGCGCATCGAAACCACCTATTTCAACCACGGCGAAGCTGTGCAGCGCAAGAAGAAGTTTCGCAAGTTCCGGCAGCAAGTCGGCGGCAAGACCGTCTATTTCAAAGAGTTCGGCGACCCGCGCCGCATGGACTGGCGCGATGGCCGTTACCTCGAAGATGGCGAAGCCCTCGACCTTTCCTATGAAGCGAACGAGATCCTGGACTTCTCTATCGGCATCCAGCCCTACGGCGAAGTGCGCTGGATAGGGCAGGTCTTGGGCGTCGATGGTAGCCGCCGCGCCGAACGGCTCAATAATAACTACTTCATCAACGGCCGGCATACGCCCCTGATGATTATGATTCAGGGTGGCACACTGACCGACGAGAGCTATGACGAGCTCACGAAGTACATGGACGACATCAAGGGCGAAGCAGGGCAACACGCCTTTATTGTCCTTGAAACCGAATCCACCGACAGCAAGACCGACTTTGACGAAACCGAGAAGCCGAAAATTGAGGTCAAGGATTTGGCGTCCATCCTGCAAAAAGATGAACTGTTCCAGTCCTACATGGACAACAACCGCAAAAAGGTACAGTCGTCTTTCCTGCTGCCTGACCTGTACACCGGGTACACGACCGACTTCAACCGTGCCACCGCGCAGACCGCGCAGGAGGTCACGGAGAAGCAGGTTTTCCAGCCGGAGCGCAAGAGCCTTGCATGGGCCATCAATAACCGGCTCCTGAACGCCTACGGCTTTAAGTATGTCGAAGCTTATTTCTTGGAGCCGAACATCTCCAACCCGGACGACATCACGAAGCTGCTGACCGCCGCAACAGCCGCAGGCGGCGTCACCCCCAACAAGGCGAAAGAGATCCTCTACAAGTATCTTGGCGAGGATTCCGACGACTACGACGAAGAGTGGGGCAACGTCCCGCTGTCCATCACCAACAGCCCCAGCAGCGGCGGCTTTGACCTTGGCGCACTCACGATGGCCCTTGATGGCAAAATCCAGAAAGCGGCCAGCCGCCCGGAGGACGCGCAGGTCTACGCCGTGATGAAAGAAGTTCGGAAGCTGCTGGTCGATCTCAAACAGCAGCAGGAGGGCGAACAGTGAAGCAGCGTCTTGTTATCCGTCCGTGCTACTGCGACCGCATAACAAAGGCCATTGACGCCTATATCCGCAAGGCCGACAACGACCTGTCGAAGCAGCTGGGAAAGGAAGGCTATGCGAAACCAAAGAAAACGCTCCAATACGCGCAAGATATTGAGGACGACGTGGCCGACATACTCACCGAGGAAACGGACTACTTTGTGCGAGAAGCTAAAGCGGCTGGCAGTCTGGATGAGTTTGAAAAGAAGCTCCCGGCTGTAACCGCTGCCACCCCTGCAACCGCCAAATTGAGCAAAGCCTTTGCCGCCCGCCTGTCGAAGTTCCTGCCCGAATACGCGGCCTACTACCTGAAGCAGACCGACAAGAGCCTGAAACTTGACCGGGTATCAAAGCGCACGACCGCATGGATTGAAAGCTGGAGCGACGAGCTGGCCGACCTTATGAGGACGACCAGCAAAGACCAACTGGAAGCCATGCTCAAAAAGGAAATCAACAACGGCGGCAACATCTCCCAGTTTTGCGTTGACCTCATAAACTCCGGCATGGAAAAAGAGGGCAAGGGAGAATACTGGACATCCCACTACCGCGCCCGCCGGGTGGCGGTCACTGAAATTCTGGGGGCGCACAGCGTCGCCCAGCAGGAAGCCTTTATGCAGTCCCCGGCTGTTGAAAGCAAAGGCTGGATGCACACCGGAAACTACCGCAACGAACCCCGGCAAAATCATATCGACATGGACGGCCAGATCGTCGCCAAAGACCAGCCTTTTGAGCTGATTGGAGCCGACGGCATCGTCTACCATCCCATGTACCCGCGTGACGTTATCCTGCCCGCAGGCGAACGCATCAACTGCCACTGCATCCAGCAGCCTATTGTTTCGGAGGACATTCTGGGCCTGCCACTGGAAGAGCGGAAAAAGCTCCAACAGCAGGCCATCGACGACATGGACGACGAATGGGAAGCCGAGCTGGACGCACAAAACAAGGCGAAAGCCGGAATTGAGGATGAATAAACATGATCGTAACCATTGATGAAGCCCGCGTGAGCCATCCCAGCATCAAGCTGGACGGCATGGAACTTTCCGGCATGATCAGGTCTTACACCTTGCATCATGCTGTCGATGAAGTTCCCACTTTGGAGCTGGAGCTTTTACCCGGCACTGATCTGGCTGAGGTCAAAGCCATTCTGGACAGCCCGAACGTGGTCGTTTTGCCCACCGCAATGCAGGACGAAAAGACCGAACCCCCGGCTGAACCTAATACCTGATAAAAAGCAGCGGCAACGCTGCTTTTTATATTGCCCGAAAACAGGAAAAGGAGGTGAGCACATGGCAAAACCTGTAAACAAGGCAAAAGAAATCACAGACGCGCGAATCTCTTTCGTGTCCCTTGTCGATAAGGCCGCCAACAAGCGGCCTTTTCTTATCGTCAAAAACGAGGACGGCAAGGCGGCCTTTACCACATACGGCAGAATCATCAAGTCCGACGACAACCGCCATTTTGTGACTGGCATCGTCTACGAACCTATGACCGAGGACGCCCACGGCAACTATATGACCGCCGACGAAATCGCAAAGGCAGCCTTTTGGTTTGCCAAAAACGGCAACAAGGTCGATTTACAGCACAACTTTGTGTCCGAAGAGGGAACCGCCATCGTCGAAAGCTGGATTGCAAAATCCGACTGCGACATCGGCGGCGAAACCGTCAAAGAGGGCACTTGGCTGATGACCGTAGAAATCAATGACGACAGCCTTTGGCAGTCCATCCAGAACGGCGAAATCACCGGGCTTTCGATGGGCGGCCTTGGCGTATACGCACAGGAGGACACCGATTTGAGTAGCGCATCTGTAACCAAAGCACAGGGCCGCGTCGAAAAGGGCGCGGTCACTGACAATTTCAAGCAGTCGAACACGAGCAGCAGCTTTTGGAACGCCTTTGACGCTCTGCGCAGTGCCTTGTACAGCTACAACAGCTACACCGGGGCCTACACCTACCAGACCGACGAAGACACCATCAAGGCCGCGCTGGAAGAGTTCGGCACGATTATCACCAACCTGCTGACCGATGCAAGCAGCGAAAAGCCCCTGACCAAATCCCTGTTCGAGTGCAAGCCCACCCCGGAGCTGGGCCGCATCGAAAAGGCCGGCCGCAGCCTGAGCGCAAAGAACCGGGAAGCCTTGCAGGGCTTGTATGACAGTCTGGGCACGTTCCTTGCGTCCGTCGATGCAGACCCCGACAAGGATAAACCCGGCGGCGATACTGGCACGGCCGAGGACGACCAGCAGGCCGACAAGGGCAAGGACGAGGACAAGAAGCAGGCAGCGGACGATAACAAAAAGGCCGCTGCTGGCAACGATTCTGCCGCGTCCGATAACAAAACCGACGACCCCGACAACAAAACGTCGGGCGACGATACATCAATCGAAACCACCAAAACCACTAAGGAGGGCAAAACCATGACCAAGAGCGAAGCCGAAAAGCTGGTGCAGGAAGCCGTTGCAAAGGCACTGGGCCAGCAGCAGACCGAGCAGCAGGCCCCGGCCGCCGTCGCAAAGGCAGCGGACGAGGAAATCACCCCGGACTTTGTCCAGAACGCCGTTGATGCAGCCATCAAAAAGGCACTGGGCCAGCAGGAGCCGGAACAGAAGCAGGAGCAGCAGCTCACCAAAGCCGACCTGTCCGACCTGATCGACGGCATCGTCGCAAAGTCCGTCAGCGCAGTGCTGAACAGCCGCGCCAACCCCACCAACCTGAACGGTGCATCCGGCACTGTCCAGAAGTCCGCCGCGCAGGATGAATGCTACCTGCACGGCATCCTGTAAGTGAAAAAGGAGGACACCAATATGCCGCGTTCCATTGAAGACATCATCCGCAACGCCATCAACACCGGTGACTTTACCCCCAGCGCAGGCGCGGGCATCCTGTCCAGTGAGCAGGCCCGCAAGTTCATTCAGCAGACCTTTGAAGCCACCACGCTGGGCGGCCTTGTTCGCCACGAAATGCGCACCGCACGTTCCGGCGAGATCGACAAGATCGGCATTGCATCCCGCCTGCTGCGTGAGAAGACCGAGGACACCGACGACGGCTACCGCGCAGGCGTGAACACCACCTCGATCAAGTACGCCTGCACCCCTGTTCGTCTGCCTTGGGAAATCACCGAGGAAACTCTGCGCGAGAACATCGAGGGCCAGAACCTTGAGAACATCATCACCAACATGATGACCACCCAGACCGGCATTGACGCGCTCGACCTGTACCTGAACGGCGACGAGAAGTTCGCAAAGGTCAAGACTTTCAGCGCGTCCACCGCCTACCAGAAAGGCGACCTCGTTTCCAACGACGGCAAGGTCTACGAGTTCACCGCAGCCCACAGCGCAGGCGCATGGACTGGCACTGATGCCGTGGCCCTTGGCACTACCGGCGACGCCGACTTCCTGAAAGTCAATGACGGCTGGATTAAGCAGCTGCGTGAGGGCGCACACGTCGTGGACGCCACCGCGAACAACTCCATGACGCTGGATATGTTCTACAGCTCCCTGCACGCTATGCCGAACAAGTACAACAACGGCAAGCTGCGCTGGCTGATGTCCCCCCATCGTGCGCAGGAGTGGGAGCTGCACCTGCTGAACCAGATCATCGACAAGGGCGGCGCGGTGCCTGATTCCATCTACAACAGCCCCGCAAAGGTGCCTGTCGTCGAGTGCCCGTCCCTGCCTGATGACAAGATCATTCTGACCGACCCGAAGAACCTGATCGTTGTCAACACCTACGGCATGAAGATCAGAAAGACCGTGGAGGGCAAGGAAGCCATTATGAAGGACAAGCGTTTCTACGTTGTCCACTTTGACTTTGACCCCATCATCGAGGAGCTGGACGCGGCTGCCATCATCACCAACATTAAGTGATCTGGCCCCGCTGATACGAAAGGCAGGAGAACAGAATGACGTACCACCTCAGACTGAAAAACGCTATGTCCTACACTGGCGTGGTCAATGCCACGCGGGAGGAACCCGATGTTTTTACCGCAGATGAAACCATTAAAACCGCCGCCCTGCGCAGCGGCTACTTTGATCTGGTCGATGTTCTGGCTGAACAGGACACGGCCGCCCCCGCTTACCCTAATACCATCACGCTGACCCCGGCAGGGGAGCAGGCCGAAGATGGCAGCATCCCGGCCACCCTTGACCGGGCCCATCTCGAAAGCCTGTCCTTTGCCGAGCTGAAGCGGCTGGCAAACGACATGGGCGTCCCGGTCACGAAGACCACGAAAAAGGCCGAGCTGATCGACGCGCTGGCCGCCGAGCCTGTTACCGTCCAGGCGGAAGCCGACGACGCAGAGCCGGATTTCGGGGAGGACTGACTCATGCCCGCACGTCCTTGGATACCCCCGGAGCAGGTGCGCGAATACTCCGAAACGCCGGAAGTCGTCATCCGGACAGATGCAAAGCTGGCCGTGGACATTTCCCGCGCTGAACAGTACATCCTTACCTATACCCACAACAAGGGTCTGCTGGACATGGAAGAGCTGCCGGAGGGCGTCAAGACCGCCTGCATCCTGCTGGCCGAAGCCTACGCCCATAATGCCGCGCTGACGTCCTCTAAAACGCTGAAATCCGAAACCTTTGACGATTACAGCTATTCGGCCGATCATTCGGACATCGAAGTCCGCAACCTCGATCTGGCCGCCCTGCTGGACGACTACGTCGTGGCAGCAGCCAACGGCACAGTCACTATGCGAATGCGGCGGCTGTAAGGGGGCACAACATGGCATTTGAAAATTTTCTCAACGACCTGTGCGACATCTACCATGTGCAGAAAGACGCAGGTTCCCCCGGCTACGGCCTGACCGAACAGCCGGCCTTTTCCTACCCGGCAGAGCCGGACGTCTCCGGCGTCGCCTGTCATTTTGGCGTCAAGAGCGAAAGCACATCCATCAACCAGACCGCCCCGGTCAACGTCAAGGAATCCCGCATCAAGCTGACCCTGCTCACCGGGACGGACGTGCGCCTGAACGATAAGATTATCGACAAGAAGAACGGCTATGAGTACATCGCGGAAATCCCGCACGACGTCCACGGCCACCATATTTTTGTCTATGTCACCGCAAAGGGCCAGCAGAGGTATTTGTGATGGCGACCGTCAACGTGGACGTTTCCGAATTTCGCGCCTTTTTTCAGAAGATGGGCAAAGCCGCATCCGGGGATTTTAAGCGCGAAATGGAGCTTTTCTTGGAGGGCCTTGGCAACGAGTTTTTGCGCATCTTGCAAAACGAAATTGTCCGGCGGAAGGTCATGGACACCCGCCAACTGCTGGCGTCCTTTGAGAAAGGGGAGCAGGGCAACGTCTGGGAACTGTCCGACGGCGACCTGACGCTTGAAGTCGGCACCAACGTCGATTATGCGTCCTATGTCAACGACGGCCACTGGACGAACCCCAAGGGCGTACAGTACCGCTTTGTTCCCGGCTACTGGCTGGACGATGGCCGCTTCATTTACGACCCATCCGCAGAGGGCGGCATGGTGCTGAAACAGCACTGGGTCGAGGGCAAGCACTACTGGGAAAGCGCGTTGCGCATCCTCGACAAGATGATGCCCGACCTGCTGGACGCAAAGCTCCAAACTTGGCTTGATGAATATTTCGAGTAATCGACTTTCCAGCACCGGGAAGTCGATTTCATTTTGCCATCATGCCAGTTTTGGGGCCATCTGACCGAACGAAACCCACAAAAAAGGAGAACTCATGCTGGAACAGGACTTAGCCAGCATCATGCGTTTTCTGACCGAAAAGAGCGGCAGCCCCGCGCCGTACTACAACAACGTGCCTGAACAGTTCCGCATCCCGGCGGTCTACTTTCCCCGGCCGGAGATCGGCAGCAGCGGCGACACGCTGAACACCTACGCACTGGATTTTTCCCTTTTCGTCAAGTTCTTTCACCGCACGAAAGAGGACGCATACGAGCTTGGCTACACGGCCCTGAACGCCCTGCTGGAACGTCGCAACAGGATCCCGCTGATCGACGAATCCGGCAAGCCGACAGGGAAGTATATCCGCATCCGCGACCCCACCCTGCGGGCCGTGGACGAAAGCGCGGTACAGCTGCAAATCGACTGGACAGCCCGAAAGCCATTTGCAGACGCACCCGAAACAATGATGCAGACCTACGAGATCGAAACCCAGATCAAGAGGTCTTATGATGCTGCAAAAGCAGAACAGGAGGTTTTGTATGGCATCCAAAGCAACCCCTGAACAGGCAGCGGCGAAGTTCCCGCTGGAATCCCTGCGCAAGAACTGCCGTGCAGTCTTTGGCGTGTCGTCCTGCGTCTTTGCAGGCGCGACCGCCGACCTGCCCGACGGCGAATACACCAAAGAGGACATTAAGGCCCGCATCGACGCATGGGCCGCAAAGGAGGTCAAATAATGGCTGGTGGTAAGTTTGACAAGCTGGCCGGAAAGACCCGGCCCGGTACTTACATCAATTTCCAGAGCGAGCGCACCGACACTGTCGGCACCAGTGAGCGCGGTACTACCATCATCCCGCTGATGAAGCCCGCCTACGGCCCGGCCGGCACCTATATCGAGCTGACCAACGCTGGCCCGGATGCAGCCTATGCAAAGCTGGGCTTTAGCGTCTATGACAGCGACGCCAACCGTCAGATGCTTCTGATCCGCGAGGCTTTCAAGAACGCAAACAAGGTGCTGGTCTACATCGTAAAGGATGGCACGAAAGCAACCGCGACCAATGAAGCCACGCCCACCCTGACCGCCACCGCAAAATACGGCGGCAGCCGTGGCAATGCTCTGACCGTCACCGTGGCCGCAAACCCCGTGGAAGGCTTTGACGTCACCGTCAGTCTGGCGGGCAACACCGTTGCGTTCTACGAGAGCCTGACCACCGTGGACGACCTGATCGCCCAGAACTGTGAATACGTCACCTTTACCGGTTCCGGCGCACTGGCAGCCGTCGCCGCGATGAACCTCACCGGCGGCACGGACGCCACCCCGCAGAACTCCGACGTCACTGCATTTCTGGACACGCTGGAGGGCGTCAAGTTCAACACCGTCGCCATTCCCACCGCCGACAGCAGCTTGCAGGCAGCCATCAAGACGAAGATCAAATATCTGCGTGAAAGCATGGGCCGCGGTGTACAGGCCGTCGTTCCTAACTTTGCCGCAGACTACGAGGGCATTATCTCCGTCAAGAATGGCTACTCCATCGACGACGACAACCTGTCCGCTGCTGAAGCCTGTGCATGGGTGGCAGGCGCAACCGCTGGCGCGTCCTACACCGAAAGCCTGACCTATAAGGCAGTCGATGGCGCAACTGGCCTGAACCCGGCTCTGACCCACGAGGAATATGTGGACGCCATCAACAAGGGACACTTTGCTTTCTCTGTGTCCGAGGAAAACAAGATCATCGCCGAGTACGACATCAACAGCCTGACCAGCTTTAAGCAGCCGAAGGATGAAACCTACCGCAAGAACCGTGTCATCCGCGTTATGGACACGTTCCAGGAATCCGTGCAGCTCAACTTCCCGCCCAACAAGTATGCCAACAGCTCTGTCGGCTGGGACATCATGGAGGGCGTCGGTAAGTCCATCCTGAAGCAGTTTGAGGACGTCGGCGCGATCACCAACGTGGATTATGACGCGGATTTCCTTGTTGACCGTGAAGCGTCCTATGGCGATAAGACCTATTTCGATGTCAACCTACAGCCTGTGGACAGTGCAGAAAAGCTGTTCTTCACCGTCCACACCCACTAAACGGAAAGGAGCGTAAACCATGGAATATAACGTGCGCCCGATTTCTATCCGCGATGGTAAAATCATCATCGACGGTGTCGAAGCTGGTGATTCTGTCAGCGCAAGCGGCGTTTTCATCCCCGATACTTGGAGCGGCAAGCAGCTGGGCGACAAGTCGAACAGCACCCGCTGGCTGGGCTACAACATCACTGTCGCTCTGACCCGCCACCGCTCTAATCCTTGGATTAAGGAAGTCATCAAGAAGTATAAGGACACTGGCAAGACCCCGGAAATCACTATTCAGGGCATCATGTGTGACGGCGATTCCGACTTTTTCGACAAGTATGGCAACGACGTCTGTACCTTTGTCGGCTGCGTCCCGACTGGTGCAATGCCGCTGACCTCTCTGGACAGCAACGGCGATGTCGTCACCGACAGCCTGACCTTTAACGCCCGCAACTTCCTGTAAGCCGCCACAGCGGTGAAAAAGGGCGATTTTTACCGCTGTGAAAACATCACAACAACAAACTGAATGCAAAGCCGCCCCTTTTGACGAATCACGTTTGAAAGGGGCGGCTTTTTCTTTTTATGGAGGTTTTAACATTATGGCTACTGCAAACAAAAGTCTGAAATTCTTCATGCGTCCGCAGGAGGAGCAGATCGTCACCTTTACCGGCCCCGAATCCTTTAAGGACGATGAGGGTAACCCCATCGAGTTTGAGGTCAAGGTACTTCCCCAGCGCGAGATCGACAAGATCAATAACATCTACCGCAAGCGCAGCATTGCCACCGACAAGAAGGGCAACCCGATTGTCGATGGCGGCGAAATCGTCTGGCGTACCGAGCGCGACCCTGCGCGTTCCCTGCGGCATATCGTCGTGGCCGCCTTGCAGTACCCGAAGCTGGACGACAAGGCCCTGATGGACTACTACAAGTGCGTGGACATCACCGATATGCCCCTGCTTGTGTTCAACAACCACAAGGACTACGACTACGTTACCAAGCACGTTCTGCAGGCTCTTGGTATTGTCGAAGCTCCGAAGGATGAAGACACCCTGAACGATGCAAAAAACTGATAAAGGCGGCTGGCTCTGATGGCTACTGGGCACACACGCTTTGGCAGCGTCACGGCCTACGCCCGGAAGAGTACGACGCCATGCCGCGAAAGATGCAGCTTTTTTATATCGCATCCGAGCTTGTTGTCGATGAAGAACAGCAACTTGCCCGCATACAAGCTGAAGCCGCGAGGAGGTGAGGACTAAATGGAAAACTTAACAGCAAAATTCCAGCTTATCGACGAAATGAGCCAAAAGCTGGAGGGCATTGCCGCAACTGGCGAAGCCATGCTGGACAACTGGGAATCGGCAGGAGATGCAGCGAGTGCGGCTCTGGATGGAATTTCATCCTCTGCAAGCTCTGTTGAATCGTCTTTGGACGGGGCGACAAGCATCCTCGAAAAATACAATGCAGCAGCGGACGACGCGGCCCAGAAAACCGACTACTGGACGAACGCGGTCGGCGGCTACGATAAAGCTATGATGGAAGCCACATACTCCACGCAGGAGCTTGTCGATATGGGCGTCAAGTCCACCGCCGCGCTGGACGACCTGAACGACATGATGGCCCTCTGCGAAAAGTCGTCCGATGAACTCTCGAAGTCCGTCGAAGCGTCGGCCGACATCCACGACGAGCTGACCGCGTCCATCAAGAAAACGGGCGACCAGCTCGATGACCTCATGCAGAACGAAAAGCTCTCTGCCGAAACAAAGAACGAGCTGAAACATGCCAGCGATGCGGCAGCGGAAGCCCTCAAAGAGCTGGCACAGGCCCAGCTTGACGCGGACGCCGCAATGCAGAATTACCAGCAGGTCATGGCATCCGGCACGGAAGACCTTGACAAGCTGGAAGCTGCTGCAGAGCAGGCGGGCCATGCTGCCGAATCTCTGGCAGCCGCCAACGGCAAGGCCAGCGACGCCACCGACGCGCTGGCAAAGTCCACCCAAAAGGCAAGCGACGAAGCGGACAAGGCCAGCAAGACCGGGGCTGAAGCAGTTGAAACCATCGCCCAGGCCCTTGCAGCGGCCGGCATAACGGCCACCATCAAGGAGATCACCTCTGCGGTCTACGACTTGACCGATACTTACAGCAACGCGGAAAAAATCATCGTCAACGCCACCGGCGCGACCGGGGACGCGCTGGACAGTCTGGGCGCAAGTATGCTCAAAGCCTACTCCGGCAATGACGATGCACTCGACGCCGTGGCCGGAGCAGTTGGCGAAATCAATACCCGAATGGGCTACACTGGCGACACGCTGTCCGAAGTCACCGGGGAATTTCTGGACTTTGCCGACATCACCGGGCAGGATGTCGTCGGCTCTGTGCAGCTCGTCACAAAGGTGATGAACAAATGGGGCGAGGATTCTTCCAAGCTACCGAACGTCCTTGATGATTTGGCCTATGCGGGCCAAATCTCTGGCCTGTCCGTCACGACCCTGAGTAATACCCTGATCACCGGCGCATCGTCCTTGCAGGAAATGGGCCTATCGCTCGAAAACGCCATCGGCCTGCTGGCAAAAATGGAGCTTTACGGCGTCGAGGGCACGTCCACCATCACGGCCATGCGCACCGCCGTCAAGAACTTTGCCGCCGACGGTCTGGATGCACAGGAAGCCCTGCAAGATACCATCACCGAAATTGCCAACATGAAAGACAGCTCCGAAGCCACCACAAAGGCCGTGGAAGTCTTTGGAAGCAAGGTCGGCGTGGACTTTGCGCGGGCTATCCGGGACGGTGCTATCACCACCGACACCCTGACGGGATCTCTGGATGAAGCGGCCGGGACGTTGGAACGCACCGCCGCGGCCGGCGAAAGCCTGTCCGAGAAATGGGAAAAGGCCAACAACAAGATGAATGTCGCCTTTACGCAGGTCTTGGAGCCTACCATCCATGACGCATCTGCTGAACTGGCCGAACTCTACGGCAACGTGGGCGACTTCCTCTCTGAGCATCCCAATGTGGTAAAGGCCCTGACTGCGGTCGGCACAGGTCTTGGAACCGTGGCTATTGGCGTCGCTGGCGTTTCCGCATCTTTCGTCTTTGCAAGCTCCACCGTCAAAGCGTTCGTGTCGGCTATTTCGCCATTTGCCCCCGGCCTGTTGGTGGCTGCCGCTGCTGTTACGGCTCTGACCGCCGCCGTCACCATGCTTGGCGACAAGTATGAGGACACCTACGACGAAGCCATGTCCATGACCGCCACCACCGCCGCGCAGACCAAAGAACTGGAATCCCTCAAAGAGCGGTATGACAAAGCCTGCCGCACCTACGGCGACACGTCCGATCAGGCATCCACCCTGAAATACCGCATCGACGAGCTTTCCGCATCGCTGGACAACAACGGTCAGAGCGTGGACGAGTATGTGGCCCAGATCGACGCTGTAATCAGCAAGCACGATGACCTGATCGACAGTTTCGGCAGCAATACGCAGGCCATCCATGACAGCGAGGTCGAAAACCTTGCACTGGCCGCCCAGCTCGACGCACTGGCAAGCTCCACCGGCAACAGCACCGAGAAGCAGGCCCAGATGGAAGCCATCATCGACGAGCTGAACAGCAGCATTGATGGCCTGAACCTCACCTACGAAGACCTGACCAGCAACCAGAGCAAAGCCATTGCCAACGTCAAGGAAATGGCGAAGCAGCAGGCCGAGCAGGAACTGAAAACCGAAAAGTATCAGGAGTATGTAGACCTGCTGAAAGAGCAGGCTACCCAGCAAGAAGCCATCAAGGAAAATGATGCAGCTATCGCCGCCGCGCAGGAGCGCGTGAACGAAGCCCAGAAGGTCTATGAGGACTACATCGCCGAGCTGTACGCACAAGACCCCACCGGCATGGCTACCATCTCCGCACAGTGGTCTGAACAGGCCGCAAACCTCAACGCTGCGAACGAGGAGCTGCAAAAGTATCAGGACAAGCAGGGCGAGCTGCAAAAGACCCTTGACGACACGAACGACCGGCTCGAAGTCATCGACAAGTATTACAACCAGCAGGCCGAGGACGCCAAAGCCGCAGGCGACGAGATTGTTTCTGCACAGGAAGCTGTATCGCAGGCTTACAGCGATGTCCGCTCTGACGTGGAAAAGCTCTGCGAAGCCTACAACACCGCCTACGAAGCCGCAAAGGACAGCTTTGAGGGCCAGTTCGGGCTATTCGATGAAGCGTCCACTAAATCCGAGGACTATCTGAACTCCAACGTCAAGGCGGCGCAAGCTGCGCTTGATTCTCAGCTCAACTACTGGAACACCTACACGGCCAACATCGAAACCCTGAAAGCTACCTCTGCCGACGATCTGGGCATCACCGAGGAGAACTACAAGGCTTTGATGTCCTACGTCCAGGATGGCAGCGAACAGGCCGCAGGCTTGGCTGCCAGCATGGTGAGTGCCATCAACAGTGGCAACAAGGACGCCGTGTCGAAGCTGGCAAACACACTGGCTGACGTCACCGCGAAGCAGGACGCCGCAGCGCAGGCTACCGCCGACTGGGTAACGGACTACGAGGGCCAGTTGGACGAGTTTCAGGCAAAAATGGAGGGCACGGTAGACGCTCTCGATATGTCCGACGAAGCCGGGAAGGCTGCAAAGGACACCATTGCCGAGTACGTCCAGAAGCTGAAGGATGGCAAAAAGGACGCCGTAGCCGCTGCAAAGGATGTGGCCGCATCTGTGGCCCTTGCTTTGCAGAACACCTACACGCCGTCCGCCACTCCAACGACCACTGTACCCGGCCATGCAGGCGGCACAACCGACGCTGAAAATGTTTTCATCGCTGGCGAGAATGGCCCGGAGCTGATTGTCGGCAAGCAGGGGAGCACCGTTTTCCCGACCGAAGAAACCGACCGCATCTTGCAAGCTATTTCTGGCATAAGTTTGGACATCCCGGACAGATCTTCCCCGGAGTCTATGCTTTCCGGCATCCTCTCGAAAGCCTATGACGTCGTATCCGGCAAAAACTCCGACCTGTCCGCAATCGACGCCGCCTATACTGGCGTTGAAAGCAGCGTTGCCCGCCCGGCGGCCTACAGCAGCGTTTTGGATTCGGCACCGCTCAACGTACAGCCTGCCGCGAATGCTGCGATATCGGGCGCACAGAACGCCCAGAGCGCACCCGGCGAGACCGTCAAGAAAATTATCCTTGAGCTTGTAGGAAAAGGCTCTGTGGAGGTTTCTGGCGGCTCTGGCAGCGGCATGACCGCAAACGATGTTCTGGAGATGATCACCGACAACGTCAAACCTGTTCTGATGGGCATCTTGAAGCAGGAGATTTTTGAGGAGGGCCAGCTGTCGTATGAGTATTAAATACCAAATCTGGTTTACATGGAACGCGGAGCGGGAAAAAATCAGGCTGCCCGTTCTGCCTGAAAAATTCAGCATCAAAAACGGGTCCAATAACCAGAGCATCGACCTCACCGGGCTGGGAGAGATCACAATCATGCAGAGCCGCCCGGCCCTGCAATTCAGCTTTTCCAGCTTTTTCCCGGCAGGCTATTTCCCCGGCATCAAGTCCATCATCGCCGTGCCGCCTATCCTCTACATCCGCATGATCGAGCGATGGAAGAAAAGCAAGGTGCCGATTCACTTTATCAGCACCGGGAATTATATCAACCTGTACTGTACCATCGAAAGTTTCAACTACTCCGAAAGCGGCGGCGACGTGGGCACGTTCTCCTACGACATCACCCTCAAGGAGTACCGGGAGGTTTCCTTGAAAGCAGTTTCGGTTGATTCTTCCCTCATTGCCACCGTGCAGAACACCACGGCCCGCGTTGACAACACGTCCACCCCAAAGACCTACACGGTCAAAAAGGGTGACTGCCTGTACAACATCGCAAAGTCTGTCTATGGCGACGGTGCAAAGTATTCCAGCATCTACACCGCAAACAAGTCCCTGATCGGCAGCAATCCGAATCTAATCCGGCCCGGGCAGATCTTGAAAATTCCGTAAAGGAGGGCCGCGCATGGCAAAAATTCAGTTGCTTTTGATTCAGGGCGACACCACAACGGACATGACAGCCCTTGTGAAGTCTGTCCACTGGAAAGGTCGCAAGGGAAGTTCTGCCCGCACCCTGACCGTGACCATGATCGACGATAACGGCTACAAACACGCCCGCAGCGGAATTGACGTGGAAGATGGCAACCAGTGCGTTTTCTATGTGGACGGACAGGAACGCTTTCGCGGCATCCTGCTGAATCAGGGCCAAAGCAGCAAAAAGCAGCTCAAATACACCGCCTACGATAACGGTATCTACCTTGCCAACAACAAGGACACCTTTGTCTACAAAAACAAAACTGCTGATGAAGTCTTTACTGACATCTGCTCTCGTTTCGGCATCCCGACCGGGGATGTAGCAAAGTGCAACTACAAAATCCCGGAGCTTACCAAGAGCAAAACAACCGGGCAGGACGCCGTTTTGGACGCTCTTAGCCTTGACTATAAGGCAACTGGCATCCGGCACTATGTCAGCAGCGACGGCGGTAAACTCTCTCTTTTGCAGCGCAAAGATCAGGTCATTTCCTTTGTCGTCGATGGGGACGCCAACCTGTATGACTACTCCTACACTAAAAGCATCGAGAACATCAAGACCCGCGTCAAGATGATCTCGAAAGAGGGAACGACCATCGCAGAAAAAACGAACGCTGATCTTGAAAAAAAGATCGGCATTTTCCAGGAAATCCAGCAACCGGACGAATCGCTCACCAAAGCGCAGGTAACTGACCTTGTGGGCAGCGTCCTTGGTACGCTGGACAAGCCCGAAGAAACGCTCGATCTCAACATTTTGGGCGACGCTGACGTCATATCCGGCAAGGCAATTCTGGTGCGCATTCCGCACCTGAACATGAACCGCGCCTATTATGTGGACGACGACGACCACTATTTTGAGGACAATCTGCACACCATGAGCGTGACCCTCACCACGGCGGCAGAAATCAAGGGACAGGAGGGCAAAACCAATGGCTGAAACTAGCTTGAAGCAGATTTTTCAGAGCATGATACCTGCTGGCTCTGCCGTCCTGCAGGGCACTGTTACAAAGGCGGACCCCTTGGAGATCACCGCCGAAAACGACAGCAAGCTCATTATCTCCGGCAATCAGCTTATCGTACCTTGGCACCTCACCGACTATACCACCCACGCGGACTATACGATGGGGGACAGGGGCGAGCTGCGGAATGAAACATACACGAAAGTTGACGGCGGCCATCTGCATGTCGATTCTCGCGGTGGCAACACATCCGAAGTCAAGCACAAGCACTATGTCGAAAAGCTGAACGCCTACAAAATGACCCTGAAAGTCTATAACCACCTGCAAAAGGACGATAAAGTCTACCTGCTTTCGCTCTGCAACGGCAAGGTCTATTACGTCCTTGACCGCGTTGCGGAGCAGGTAGCAGGAAAGGACATCTGAAATGGCCGTTTATATCCCTATCAACATAGCGGGCGTACAGGACGCGCAGGAAAAGCCGTCCAAAACGTACCATCTTGACCTTGACGCGGGGAGGATTGTCGGCTTTGTGAACAACATTGAAGCCGTACAGCAGGCCATCCGAAAAGCCATCATTACCCCACGTTTCAAGTGCCTGATCTATGATAACCAATACGGGAGTGAGATCGAGGACGCGGTCATTGCAAAGGACGCCAGCCGCGAGTATGCCGAATCCGTCATCGAGGGATTTGTCAAAGACGCGCTGGCCCCGGACACCCGCATTCTCGAATGCCACGACTTTTCGATTGAATTTGAAAAAGACCACGCAAACATTGAGTTTACCGCCGACACCATTTACGGCGAAGCCAAAATCGAGGAGGTGATCTAATGAGCAAATCCTATGAAGACATCCTGAAAGAAGTCTTAAACAACGCGCCGCCGGGCATTGACACCCGGCAGGGCAGCATCTACTACGATTCTGTTGCTGGCATCTGCCTCACCATCGCGCGGCTTTATACGGATATCGAAACGCAGGGCAGGCTTGTGACTATCGTCCGCGCAGTTGGCGAGGAGCTGACCGTAAAGGCGGCAGAGTACGGTATTGCCCGCCATCCTGCGGCCCCTGCAAAGTATCATTTCTCCTATGAGGGCGAAAAGCCGTCCGTCGGCGAACGATTTTACAATGACGGCTCCTATTTCGTCCTCATGTACAGCGACGACGGCTACTATTACCTGCAAGCCGAAGCAGCCGGGGCTGAACCACTTATCAGCAGTGGAACGGCTGCCATACCTGTAAACGAAATCGCGGGCATGACAGCTGCGACCTTTGGCGAGCTGATCGAAAGTGGCACAGAGGAAGAGGACGACGACAGCCTGCGCACCCGCGTGCAAGAAAAAATTGCAGGCCCAGCCGAAAACGGAAACAAGCAGCACTACAAATCGTGGTGCGAGTCCATCGACGGCATCGGACACGCCAGAATCTACCCCCTTTGGAACGGTCCGAACACGGTCAAAGCTGTTCTGATTGATTCGTCCGGCCGGGCCTGTTCCAGTGAAAAGGTTAAAGAGGTGCAAAACTACATCGATCCTGCCACGCGCGGCTATACCGCCAACGTGGACGGCTATACCTATACCGTGGGTGACGGTACAGGTGACGGCGTCGCGAACCTTGGCGCACACTTCACGGCGGTTTCTGCCCGCGAAATGAGCATCGACGTTTCCTTTTCCGCTGATCTTGCCAGTGGCTATACAAAGGACATCGCAAAGAATCAGGTCAAGGCCGCCTTGGAAGCATACCTTGAAGACCTCGCGCTGAACGTCGCAGCCGCCGAAGATGTTATCATCCGCGCCGCCCGCATTGGCGCAATCATCATTGAGCAGGACGCTATACTGGATTACTCCGACCTTACCATCAACGGTGGCACAAGCAACATCGCCCCCGGCGATAACGCTATCCCCGTTCTGGGGGAGGTGACCGTTTCTTGAGATTCTACGGAAACCAGTTCGGCAGTAGCTATGAAGAGCTGATCTCCTACTACCCGCGCTACTACCGCGACGTTTTAGAAATGGTCGCAATCCTCAACGCACAAGGAAAACTGCTGGACGACGCGAAAGCCCAGATCGAGCAAAACTACCTGAACAACTTTATCGAGCACATGGATGAGGCTGCCATTTCCGACCTTGAGGAATTTCTTGAAATCCACAATGATGGCACAAAAACGCTCGATGAACGCAAGAAGATCATCAAGCCTTACTTTGCAGGTTTTGGCCGCATCTCATCGGCCACCATCAAGGAGATGATAGCGGCCTACTCCGACGCCACAGCAGATGTCCGGCTTGAGCCGTTCGACGAAGCCGGGAATAATATGCTCTACATCGACCTGACCTGTGGACAGGGCGCGACCGTCCTTATCAACGACGTTTTGAATATGCTCTCCAAAAAGATACCTGCGCACATCATGTACAGGCTATTTTTGCGCTATACGTCGTCGGCTGCTCACTCCTACATCGGTGCAGGCTACCACGGCACGGCCCAGCGCGTGGCCGTGCCCATCGTGGGCACGCTGCGCCCCCGTGAGCTGCTTTCCACTACCTACGCGAAAGCCGGGCTGTGGAGCATTCGTCAGCAGGAAGCCGCCCGAATTGCTGGCACCCTGCGCCCGAAAGACCACAAGGCCACCACATACGCCCCGGCGGGCTGCGCCGCCTACCGTATGCAGATGGCAGCATACATCAAGGGCGACATTCGCCCGGCAGACCATACAGCAACGGCCCCGGCCCCGGTGGGCGTGGCGGCTTTCCGGCAGCAAATTGAAATCAAAATTGGAGGTAACACATGAGCTGGAACAATTCTCTCTATACCAACGTCGGCACGAACATGATGTCCGAAGTGCTTTCCGGCGCAACCATGACGATCACCAAAGCCGTGGGCGGTGCAGGCACTACGGCCGCCGAATCGCTGGCCGCGCTGACCGACGTGAAAGACCAGAAGCAGACCATTAAAATCCTCGGCATCGAGGATGCGACCGACAGCACCGGCAACGACGCTGGCAAGCGCATCAAAATCCAGATCACCAATGAGGACGTGGAAACCGGGTACATCCTGCATCAGGTCGGCATCTATGCAAAGCTGGCAGACGGCAACGAAACCCTGCTGATTATTATGCAGGACGACCGCGGCGTGGAGATTCCTTCCCACGCCGAGAACAGCGACTTCGAGATTGAGCTGTACGGCATTATGGCAATCTCGAACCTTGCCAACATTTCCGTGACCGTGGACCCCAACGCCGTTGCATCCGTGGCGATGATGAACCAGCAGATCGAGCAGGTCAACACCAAGATTGACAAGACCAAAGAGGACTTGCAGAAAGAAGCGCAGCAGACCTATTTGCCACTGACTGGCGGTACGCTGACTGGCCCTATCATCATGCCCGGCGGTGGCTCTGCCCTCAGCATCGAGGACAACGCCGCAACCCACAACATGGTCTATCGGGGCAAGGCACTGGGCGGCAGCGTCACGAGCGAGCAGTGGGCAGCCATCAAAGCGGGCACGTTCAAAGACCTGTATCTTGGTGACTACTGGTCCATTGGCGGCGTGGACTACCTTATCGCTGCTTTCAACTACTGGCTTACCTGCGGCGACACCGCCTGTAACACGAATCATCTGCTTGTTGTGCCGCGGAACAATCTATACACCGCTGGCATGAACAGCAGCAACATCACCACTGGCGGCTACGTCGGCAGTGAGATGTACAAGACTGGGCTTGCACAGGCGAAGACCACGATCAACAACGCATTTGGCTCTGCGCACATCCTGAACCATCGGCAGTATCTGGTGAACGCAGTCACCAGCGGCGCACCGACTGGCACGGACTGGTATGATTCGACCGTTGAGCTTATGAACGAAAACATGGTCTATGGCGGCAGACAGTTCAGCCCCATGCCGAACGGTGCAACTGATCCGTGGAACACCTGCCGCAACTACACGATCGACAAATCGCAGCTGCCTTTGTTCCACCTTGCCCCGTGGCTGATTTGTAACAGACAGTGGTATTGGCTGCGAGACGTCGTCTCGGCAGCCTATTTCGCGGATGTCAACAGCTACGGCGGTGCGAGCTGCGACTACGCCAGCGATGCCGTTGGCGTTCGTCCCGTCGTCGGGCTGATCGGCTGATCGAACATCCTGCGGGCTTGTACCGCAGGATTGAGAGCAAGGAAGTGAGAAAATGTCCATCCCGAAACACCAACGATCGCCGTCCCGGTTGAATGCGCAGCACATGGCAAAGAAAATCAGTCTTGAAATCACAACTGAGCTGGCCCGGACATTCGGTTACAGCAAGGCAAAGTTTGAAAAGCACGTCGAGGCCATGACAAAGCATCTTCCTCCCGGCCCAGACCGAGAGCAGGCGGCGCAGCAAATCAGAGAGCAGGAACAGGAATTTAACCTGTGGCTGATTGAGCAGGAAAGAAAGAAAATGCACGATCTCTCACGGGACATCCCGCTCCATCTCCGTGGAGCAAATAGTATCTGGCCGAGTTGCCAACTTGAATTGGACGAACGGAGGCTTGAACTGGACAAAGCCATTGCTGCCTGCGGGAAATTGCAAGATGAACTAGAATATGTTGCCGAAGCTATTCCGGCAGATTTCAACAAGTATACGGGAATTGTGCTTGAGATTGACAAGCTGGTTGCCCATATCAAGAACTTGAGGAAGTCTGACGCAAAGCGGTTCAAGGCCGCTGCGGAGAAAGCCGCCGCACCGCAGAAAATTAAGTCCGAATAATAACGCACTGGGCAGTCTTTGTACGTCGTCTCGGCAGCCAATTTCGCGAATGTCAACAGCAACGGCAATGCGAACTGCAACAACGCCAGCAATGCCAATGGCGTTCGTCCCGTCGTCGGGCCTTTGGATTTCGCAACTGCGCATGATGAGCAAAGCTCGGTGCAGCTCTGCGAAAGGAAAGGCTGTCCATTCGTGGGAACACCACGATAAACGCCCTGCGGGGCATCAACGGGGATGGCTCTGGTTACGACCAATGAGCCTAGCACTCCGTTTATTTTTATGACAAAGTTTGAAGATGCAAATATCCTGTATGAAGCAGGAACCAAAGCCATGAAACCATCCCCGTACAAGTACGGAACACAACTCTATGAGATGAACCATCTTCTGGAAACGGCAAAGCTTCAGAAAGCTTTTCGGGAAGGAACTTATAAGCCGCAGCCGGGAGTGAAGTTCGAGATCAAAGAGCGTGGACATGAGAGGTATATTACCAGCACCGAAACGGCGGACAAGGCAGTATCGCACATCGTGTGCGACGAGTACCTGACCCCACTGCTGGGAAAATACCTGCAATACGATAACTCAGCATCACAGGTGGGCAAGGGCGTGGCGTTCCACCGCAAACGCTTTGAGATCCATCTGCGGCAGTATTACGAGCAGGAGGGAACCAATGAGGGCTATATTCTGTTTTCTGACTTCTCCGGCTACTATGCTAATATCCTGCATGAGGTCGCACTTGCACAGCTGGAAACGTATCTGGCGAAAGAAATCGCTGACCCGAAAGAACTGGCACAAGTTCTGGCGGTACTGCGGGAAACATTCAAAAGCTATGAGCTGGACGTATCCCGGTTCTCCGACGAGGAAATCCAGCGGATGTACCGGGAGAAGATCAGTTCCACGTTTAACATGGGTATTCCCTCGTCCGCCCTGACCGGGGAGAAGATGCTGCGTAAGGGAGTGGACATCGGCAACCAAATTTCGCAGAACGTCGGAATCTTCCTGCCAGTGCCCGTGGATAACTATGTGAAGATCGTCTGCGGTATCCGGCACTACGCCAGATACTCGGACGATTTTTATATTATCGCCCGGACAAAAGAGCAGCTGCACCAAGTATTTGCAGGAGTACGCCGGGAGGCGGAAAAGCTGGGGCTCATCATCAACGAGAAGAAGACCCACATTTGCAAGCTGGGCGGCCAATACCGCCACCTGCAAATGCTCTACTCCCTGCACCCGGATGGCGAAATTACCTGCAAGATTAACCCGAAAGCTATCACCCGCGAGCGGCGAAAGCTCAAAGCCTATAAGCGTTTGCTGGATGGTGGCCGGATGGAATTCATCGAGATTGAGAACAATTTCAAATCGTGGCTCTGTGCGAATTATAAGTACATGAGCCGATTACAGATTCAGAACATGGTAGCTCTGTTCAAAGAGCTGTTTGGAAAGGAACCAACATGGAAAAAGAAAAAAGGACATGGACGGTTACGCTGGCTGATGGGACAAAGCTCGAAAAGCTGACCCTGAACCCCGGTGCGAATACGTTCCACTCTGAAACCGAGATCACCCCGGAAATGTTTGACGGCAACCTGTCGGAGGTGCATATCTCTGCCAGCGACGGCGATATGACCGGGTGCGCCTACCCGGACACCCTGCACGATGCAGAGCTTGTGCAGATCATGCAGCCCACTGATACCCCGGACAGCCAGTGGGCTTTTATCCTGCGGGAAATCCCGGCAGATGATCTTTTCAAGGCGAAGATTCAGGCACAGCTTGACTATATCGCCATGAGTGCGGACGTGGATTTGGAGGATATGTAACATGGAGACCGAACACAGCAAGAAATTCAATGACATCAAGTTCTACTACGATCACCACATCTGGAGCAAAGCCACCGTAAAGAAAGCCTGCAAAACTGGCCGCATTACGGCTGCAGAGTATGAGGAGATCGTGGGGGAGCAGTATGCGGCATAAAAGCTGGCCCGACCTGTGCGAAAGCCTATTGGACAGGCTTGAAGCAGCAGGAGAGCCGACCGTCACGGAGCGGGCCGAATTTGGCGTTCTTATGGTGGATTGCTGCATGAAGGACTGCGGCGCAGACCTGCGGCCCAAATCTGAACAGATGGGAGGTGAACCGAAATGAGCCTGAAAGCCATCTGGGAAGCATGGGGGCCTGTCATGGTCACGCCTGCCGTCATCGTCCTGCTGTCCCTTGTCGAGATCGCACCCATCAAAATCAATCCGTGGTCGGCCATTATGAAGTTTTTGGGCAGCCGCCTAAACTCCGACGTGACGGCCCGCCTCGACACGATGCAGCAGTGCCAGGCTGAAACGCGAAAAAAGCTGGACGAACATATAGCAAAGGACGACGCCCAGACCGCCAGCCTTTGGCGAACCCAAATCCTGCGGTTTAATGATGAACTGCTGCATGACCGGCGGCACACCAAAGAACACTTTGACGAAATCCTTGGCACGATCAAGGACTACGAGGGCTACTGCTCCACGCACAAGAACTTCCCGAACGGCAAGTGCGTCCACGCCATCGACAACATCAACCGCGTATATGACGAGCTTTTGGAAAGTCACGATTTTCTGTGAAAGGAGCTGATTTTATGAGCATCGTAACCTTTACCGCCGGGGACAAAACGCCCTTGACAAAAGACTTTAAGCGCAGCGAGTTTGAATGTCCCTGCGGCTGCGCCGCCCAGATGATCGACACAGAGCTTGTGGAAAAGCTGCAGCGCATCCGGGACGTGTTGGGCGTCCAAATCAAAGTGACCAGCGGCTACCGCTGCATCACCCACAACGCAAGCAAGGCCGTACAGGGCAGCCGAACCAGTAAGCACCTGTATGGCTTTGCCGCAGACTGGCGCACCCTCAGCCGAACCGTGAACCCGGTCGCGCTTGGCATCATCGCGCAGGCAGTCGGCTTTGGCGGCATCGGCATCTATTGGCACCCCGAGGCAGCCATGTGCCACGCGGACACCCGCGCCGGGAAAGCGACCTGGCTTTGCACGTCGCCGGGCGTCTATCCCTCGACCACATATAACGCCTTTATCTTGCCCACCGTCCGACAGGGCAGCACCGGGGCTGCCAACCGCAGCGCAATCATCCTGCTGCAAAAGCTCTTGAAGCTCAAAGAGGATGGCAATTTCGGGCCTGCTCCCGCGCAGGCCCTTATTTGTGCCCAGAAGCAACACGGCTTGACCACTGACGGTGTTTGCGGCCCTGCGAGCTGGAAAGCTCTTTCGGGGGCCGACAAGTACCTGAAAAAGCTGTGAGGTGACACCCATGCAGGAAGTTCACATCAACGTCAACCCCACCACACGCCACCAGCGCAAGAGAAATGGCACACAGCGCGGTTTTATGGATAAAGCCGTAATCTATTGCCTTTTCATGTGTACCGTGCTGGACGCCG